TGTAGTCAGGACAGGATTCGAACCTGTAGTGTGGTATATTTTTCTGTTTATTTTCTCTCATCCATTTGGACATTGAGCCACATCGTTAAACAACAAATCGTGCGTCTACCATTCCGCCACCTGACTATGTTCGGGTTTTTTGCATTAAGCAACCATAGAACCCGTTAACTATGCCGACCAACGATTCGGAGGACGAGTGAGCAGTTCTTATGGTATGCCCTCCTGTTTTTCGATCCCCTGGCCTAGAGGCTAATATCTTAATCTAGCAATTTACGCCATTTCTTTTGTACCTCGTATGTATCTCTTGCTACATACTCATTAATTTCAGCCATTGCTCTTGAAAAATCCTCAAAAGCAATTTCTTTACAGCCCACTCTAACAATACATCCTCTGCTTAAAAATCTAATATTGATTTCATACTCTCGGAGTGCTTCTTGTTTGGATGGTCTGTACTCTTTTGCTACCTCAGTCATTTGTTCTTCCCTTTCAGGCATTGGGGTCAATCTTGGACCTTCTTGAATTGCTTCTTCGTGATTCATTGTTTAATTGGTTAAAATGTCTGACAAATATAGTAAAACAATTTACAATTAGAAATAAAATAAAATTATTTTTTCCAAACGATGGTGATATCGGGATAGCGAATTACAACTTTCTCTTCGCCTTCTATGCTTACTCTCTCTGCATTGCGGATGAATAATGGGTTGACAGTTACGCTGTCCCCTACTTCAACTCCGGTTACTTCTGTACCAATGGCGAATACTTCTAGTTTATTAAACTTCTGCATTTCCTTTTCCATCCATTGTCTTTCTAACTCATCTGTTAATTGGAGAGTTGGCTTGTTAATTTGGGGTAGGGACAAAAGAATCCGAGGCCCAAGTAGTTTAAATTCTGACATATTAGTGTATATATTATTTGTATTTTCTGATAATTCTAAAGATTTCTGACAGATCAGTCAACTCTACACTCCAATTGTAATAAGCTATAGTAAATCCGTGATTAGCTGTCCAATCCTCCTTTTCAACCCATTTGCCATTTACACTATACAAGTATATCCAAGGTAAATTGGCTGTTAGTTCAATTTCAATCCCTATCTTCTTAAGCCTTTTGCGTAGTTTGTTTAAGTTGTCTGTATTTGTCATTTTGTTTTTTTTGTCTTGCTCTAGCTTCTGGAGTGCACTTGAATTCCAAGTAATATTTCTTCTGTTCCTTTAGAGTACACTCTATACACTTTTTACTGAGGCCGTCCTTGTTCCACTTGTGCTTGTAGTACTTGTCCGTTATCTTCTTGCACGTTTTGCACTCCTTCATTTTCTTTGTGATTCATTACCTCCATTATGGCGCATACGTCAGTCATAGAGATATTGGTTGTTCTGAGGCCGTCCCCAGTCTCAACAAAATTAATAGCATCCTCTACAGTAGTTGCATCCACAGGATAGTTTTGCATTACTCCCTTTCTGCTTATCTGAAGCAATTCGTCCATAGTCTTTTTACTAGCCCATACGAAAGTCTTCATATACCGGAGATATTGTTTTTTATCTATTTTTTGACTCATGATACTCTCTTTTTAATTTTTCAGCAATCTCCATTGCTCTCGAATATGTCTTCATCTCCTTCCTCTTCCCAAATTCCCATTTCTGATGACATTGCATACAATATAGCATCCAATTTTCGGGATGTCTCCTCAAACTCGGATACGCTCCTTTGGTAATGATATGCGATACAAACATCGGACTGAAGTGTAGTAGTCGCAACCCACACTCCTCGCATTGGTGATTCTGCCGTGTTGACCACATATCTTTGTACCATTGGATATCTCCTTTCATTAATTTATTCTGAAAACTCTCGAACCATTCTTATTGGGTCTCCAAGTTACCTTAGCCACTTCACTATTTATCATCGAGTAATTACCCATATGAGTTTTAATCATATTGGCGTGCTCTCTCTTACCATCTTCCATTGCTGCGATTTCAGAGTTGAGTTCTAAATAACGAGTGATGTGATGATCAATCTCTGGACTACTTGCGATAGTCTTATCTTCGGGATTGGCAAAACGCTCAGACAAATATTCAGAATATGCTTCTGTCCCATCTGGCGGTGGAGCAAACTGATCGTAGTCTGTACCATTGGCAACGGCCTCACGACCTAACTTAACTCTTTCCCAAAAGTCCTCGGTGATGTTGATAATAGAACTCATAATCTCCTCATCCGCATCGAACTCGTGAACCTTGAAGTTTCTTCCGTCCTCTAGGACAACCAGGTAACCCTTTTCAACTCCGAGGCCCATCATATAAGTTTGAAGCTGCAAGTAATAAGACGGAGGAATACCGCCATCCCATTGCTTACTACTCCAACCGCTGATAGTTTTAATCTCAGCAATTGCATCTACGTTCTCTAGATTGATTGTGCTATTACGAACACGAATGTCTTTGCTGATAACCAATCGGTCTGGAGAAAAGAATAACTGAGGGAAACTTGGGTTGACAATGTAACCACTAGGCTCATACAAATGACGAACTTTTTTATCCTCACGAAAGTTTTTAATCATTGTGGGCTCATCGGTCTCCCAATACTCAAAGATATCGGCCACCGTCTGCTCAAGAATAGTACCCATAAACATAGGCATATTCTCAACTTGCTTCTGTGGAATGATACCAATCTTTTGGTAGTATAACTCAGCCGGAGATTTCCAAGAGTTCACACCCATAAGTGTTCCAATCTCAGAAGCACCCAAACCGTTATCTCTAAAGTTTAACCACTCTTGGTATTGCTTTTCCTTACTGATTTGAATTATCTCTAGTTTCATCTCTTGTTACCCACTTTTCAAAAGTTTCAGCGGTTTCTAATGTGAAATTCTTAAACTCTTCTACTGTGAAATTACCATCTAAACGTGGTATAATTGACTCTACAAACTGCACCGCAGCTTTGAGGCTTGACTGCCTGATAATAGACAGTTGTTCCTGCCCATAGTGTTTCATATGGACAGGTTCAACTTTCTTACCGATTTTTGCAGCCAAGTTTGAATTACTTACTCCTCTTGGCATTAGAATGGTAAATCATCATCTTCTTGTTCAACCTCTGCTTGTTTTTCTTCAAGCACGTCTGGTTCAGCAATCAAATTGTTAACGTGAGCAACTTCTTTAATTCTAGCGTGGAACTCGTTTACTTTATCCATACGGAATGCTTCAACTTCGCTCCAATCAATTGAAACTAGTTCACCCTTTTTGTTAAATACTTCTTCGGGCTCAGGCATACCTTCACCTTTTTTGAAAGCCCACTTCAAAGTTTCACCACCTTGATTGATAAATAAAGCAGAACGCTTCTTACCATCAATTTCTTTCAAAGACGGAACGAATTCCACTTTCTTTGATGGATCGATGTTTGGAGAACAATGTGCAAATGCAATGAAGTAAGATGTTTGCTTGGCCAACTGACCAGGCTGATCTTCTCCTTTGATTCTAATTTGTAGTTGGTAAACTACATCGTCTTTCAAATCAATACATAACACTGGTCCATACTGAGTGTCACGAGTACTCATTCCTACGATGTAACCTTCTACTGAGTCGTAAAGTTCATACTTCTTGTCACCTAAATACTTGGCAATTTTGCCTTCTCTAATTGTAAGATACTCACGAGTACCTAATCCTTTGTTTAATCCCATAATTTTTCTATTGAGTACTGCGAAGATAATAGAATATTTTGTAATTTCAAGAATTTTTTGTAAAATTGTATCGAATTATGAATAATCAATTAAAAGCAAAAGTTCTTGAGATGAAAAGCCAACTCAAGAGAGGGGATATGGCTCGTATTGTTGAGCGTACAGAAAAACTAGGAGTTGAAAAACACGATGTTTACAATATCTTAAATGGCAAAAGTTTAGTAGATCAACAAAAACTAATTATTGTTATGAAAGAGGTTGTTAAATGTATTGAGGAAAACAAAAGATACCTAGAAGAATTTGAATTGAAAATTAAAACCGAATGACTTTAGATCAACTCGATAAAAAAATAATCGAGATTAAGAAAAAAGGTTTACACAAGGTTGTAGAACTTGAACAAATAAGAAAAGTTCGAGGAGAATATTTTCAAGAGAAGTCTGAAAAAACATTTCAGACTATCTCACAAAGATTTATGAAAAATATTGTTTTCCTTTCTATAAAGTTCAAGTCTTTTCCAAGTTCCGGAAACATAAAAGAATTTATGGGTGTAACTCCATCTAATTCTTACGATGCTTTTATAAAAAGCAATTCAGAATACTTTTCTATAAAAGATGCGATTCTTGTGTCTGAGTACTATGGAGTACCAGTCAATTTGTTATTATTTGATGATATAGAACTCTATGGCGAACAAATCTGGAAAGAATATCGTTCTCTTTTCCAATAAGGTTAATATTAAACCTTTATCTGTAAATGAAGCTTGGCAAGGTAAAAGATTCAAAAGTAAAAAATATCAAGCTTACGAATTAGAATTATTGTACACTCTTCCTCCAACAGAAATCAATTGGGATAAGAAACCAATAGAACTCACTTTAATTGTGGGTCTCAGCAATATGCAATCAGACATAGACAATGTGGTAAAACCATTCGTTGACGTACTTCAAAAGAAATACAAGTTCAACGATAAGTACATTTACAGACTCATTGTAGAAAAAAATTTAGTCGAGAAAGGTGCTGAGTTTATTGAGTTTCACATAAAAACTTTGATTCCTTCGCATTATTTACTTGCAGAATAATTTTTTTTGATATTATATTTGCAATACGGTGGACTTTGTAATGGGGGTATGTTAGAAACCGTCTGGTGAGTAAAGCAGGTGAGACTTGCGGAATCAACCAGCCCGACCTTAACCAATTTTCTTAAAAGTCAAAATGGCTTTTTTGGAAAGGGGGGAAAGGGGGGTATGGTTTATTTCTGGTTCCGTAAGCAGATGCATTGTTGTTCTCGGAGTAACTAGTACTAAGAGTAATTATCTAAATGCCCTAACTATGCTCTTTAAAAAAAGGGCATTTCTTTTTTTTATTCTTTTTGCATAAATTTGTAATCAATGGCATATACAATTAGAAACCAACCTAATCAATTTTTATCCAATGAGGAGAAAAATAAGGATTGGTTCAAAGAAAACGTCCAATTCATTATGTCCCATTTCAATAAAAGAAATGACAGGACCAATAGAATCAAAAGAGTGGAGGATATAGAAAATCCAGTTGACGAAATAGTAAGAATGTTTAGTTACTATCTAGGGAGACAATACAACAAAGATTATTACTACACTACTCAAGATCAGAACAATTGTGATTTACCTAGTGTATGGATCAATGGTCAAAAAATCACATCATTGATTGATTACATGGTTGGTAATGCTATTAACATACTGGAGAATCTTGAGCCTACTACAAAAATTATTTCAAAACCAGCAGTTGAAAGAAAACAACAACTTTTGGAACTTGCATTAGTTCGTTTACAATTCAGAGAATTTTTTGAAGAGGTTGCTGAATTGACAGGAATGCAATTTGAACCTCTTTCTGATGTACCTCAACAAATTGAAACTCCAGAGGACTTGTATCGTTTTATGGAATACGATTACAAAGAACAAGGAGATATAATTGCTACTCGAATTGTAGAAGACATTTTAAATAGAAATAGTTTTCAAGATAAATACAAACAAGCGTTTCTTTATACCTTACTTGGAGGTTATGTTGGTATTCACAATCGTATAGAAAACGGAAAGCAATATTTTGATGTTATTCTTCCTCATAACTTAATTGTTGATAGGAGTAAAGATGACGATTTCTTATCTGAGTCCCGATTCGTTGGTGTTGTTGACTATATGCCAACTACTGACATCATCGAACGATATAAAGATTTCTTGACTACTGAAGAAATTGAGGAAATCAAAAAAATTAATAGTAACAACTTGTATCAGTTGTTAGACTTGACTACTCACCCATATGCAACTACTTGGGCTTTTACTTACAATTCTGTTCCAATGATTGCAGTAGTAACTGGCTATTGGGTAGGTATGAAAGATTTGAAGTATGAAAAGAATCAAGATAAATTTGGTAACGTGCATTACGCTAAAATGCGTAAGAATAAAAAAGGTTCTTTTTGGACAAAGACTGTCAATAAAGCAATTCTAATCGGTAATCGTTATGTAGTAGATTACGGAGAAGAAAACAACATAGTTCGTAAACTCGATAATCCTGGAGATGTAGAAATGCCAATCAAGGTATTTATGCCTAACATGGTATTGGGTGAAAATCGCTCCGTTGTTTCTCGTTTGCATCAGCATCAAGATCGTATTGATTTCATTACAAACGAAATTACTAAGATGATGACTCGTGCAAAAGGAAAAGTATTCTTGATTAACCGACAAAAACTCGGTAGTTCAACAGCACAAGATGTTATCAGCGATTTTGAAAGAATGGGTATCCACATCACAGATGGCTCTGCTACCGGAGAAGATTTTGTTGCCGGGCAAGATGCTCGTTTGGTTGAAGTAGTTGATATGACACTCGATGCAAATGTGCAGCAACTTGTTGCACTAAGAAGAGAAGAAGAGCGTTTGATGGAAGAGATTGTAAATATTCCAAAGATTGCTCTTGGTCAACAAGGTGGTTACGTAGGTGCTAAAACACAAGCTGGTACTATTGCACAATCCAACTTGGGAACTGCTTATTTGTATCAAGGATTTATTCGTTTCATTGAGAAACAATTAGCACACGCTCTTAATCAGTTTAAGTTAAGTCTTATCGATTCTGATGAAGAGACAACTATGGGTGTGGTTGGGACTCACGGAATGAACTATGTCAAATTAACAAAAGACTTTGGTTTTGAAGAACTAGGAGTATACATTAAGATTAAAGACTTTATTGATGAGCAAGCTCGTGAACGTTTGTTAATGCAAGCCCAAGCAGCAATGCAAAATCAAATGATTGACTTTATTGATTATATTAAAGTAGAGCAATCTAAAACATATACTGAGGCTTTGAACGAGTTGCAATACAGCATCGGAAGAAAGATGCGTGAGGCTGAAAAAGTTAGACAGCAACAACAAATGATGGCAATGATGCAACAGCAACAACAAATGGCAGCTCAAGCAGAACAAGCAGCAATGCGTGAAGAGAATGCTAATTTCCGTCAAGATCGTCAATTAGAACAGCAACAACAGCAACAGCAACAACAACAGCAGCAGCAATTAGGTCAACAAATATAAAATTTTGATTTTTAGAAATAATAATATAATTTTGTATACATATGAGTAACGAACAATTGTTTGGAGAGATAGCAGAAGAATTGAGAAATCAAACTGTTACAACTAACCAAAATCAAAATACTCCAGAGGGTAAGACAGAAGAAACTTCTGTTGAAACCTCTGAAAAAACAAATGCAGTTAATGATCAGATTACTGATTCAGTAACGCAAACAAATAATACGGAGCAAGACGAAACTCCTTGGTGGGAAAAGAAAAATGAGTCTGAAGAGAAAGTTGAGAATCAAACTCAAACTGAAACTAAAGCTCCGGAAATTGAATTAGACGAAGAAATGAAGCTTTTGATGGAATACAAAAAAAGCGGAAAAACTTTGGCTGATTTCATCAAAGAATACCAAGTTGAAGATACTTCATCTTGGGGAGATGAAAAAATTGTAGAAGAAGGTCTGAAGAATTTTATGAATTTGACAGAGGAAGAAACTGAACAAGCTCTTTACGATTACAAGAATTCATCTCTATTCCAAAAGAAACAATTGGTTGAAAACTTTAAAGAAAAGTTTCAAAAAAAGAATGAAGATAAGTTGAAACAACTTACTCAATCTAATAATGAATCAGACTTAAAAGCAAAAGCCATTGTCGATAAGTATCATACAGATTTAGAAGAATTCTCTACGAATCTTGCTGAAAAAGAACTATTTGGTTTAAAAATTACAGACGAAATGTCGAAAAATTTAAAAAGCTATTTAGAGAAAGATTTCACAATGACAAGAAAAGATGGTTCTATTGATGTTGAGAAAATGTATAGTGTCGCTCTATGGTTAAACTATGGAGCGGATTTAGTAAAGGCTAACATTACAAAAGCTAAGAATGAAGGTAAGGAACAAGTTATAAAAGAAGTAACTAATCCTTCAAAAAATTATTCTAATTCTGGAAAGATTGTTAGTTCTGGTCTTGAGGCTGTTCAAGAAGCCTTTTCAACCTTATTCCCAGGTTAAAGGGAAAACAAAAAAATAAAAAATAAATGGCAACTATCTCAAATCTGCCTTTAAGTCAATCACTTTTGCTTAAAGGACTTTCATTGCCTAATAAAATGGCGATGGTTTATGCCCAAGATTACGGGTATAACGTATTGACCCAGTTGACTTCTAAATTAGCTCCTTCTATCTCTACTCCTCAAAGTAAAGTAGAAATCAGCTCTTTAGGTAACTTGGGTGTTTATTCTAAAATTGTAGTAAATGGAACTGCTTCTGGTAATGGTGGATTAAGTGTAGCTGTATTAGATGCTAGTAAATTCCGTATTGGTGACATCGTTGCTGATGGTAATTTAGTTCAAGGTATTGTGGTTAATGTTGATACAACAGGAAATAGTTTAATTCTTGCTCCTCATAGCACATCATCTTTAACTGCTGGTACTCACTTCTTAGCTAATACTCAAGCAAAGCGTTTCTTTGATGCTTCTGCTAACCGTTCTTCTAGTGGTAAGAGCACTTTGAACTACACTCCTGATACCGATTATGCTTTGACTGCGGTAACTCGTGAAAGTTCACACCAATCTCGTAGAGATCGTATTTCTTCTTTCGTAAAGTGGAATGGCGATTTTTGGTGGAGATCATATGATGATTTGACTTTGAAGGCTTTCGCTAAACAGTTGGAGTACAAATATGCTTTTTCTGAGCGTGCTATCAAGCAAGGTCCTATGGGTGAGTATTATACTACTGGTGGTTTGCGTTGGTCAATCATCAACAATGGCGGTTCTTACTTGTCTTTGACTTCTGAGTTAACTCAGACTGTGTTCAATGACTTCTTGGAGCAAATGGTTCGTGTATCTGCTGAAGGTGGACGTAAACTTGTCGCTTTGATGGGTTCTGCTGCTTTAGCTCGTTTGCAAACTATCTTGGGTGACTACATCAAATTTGCTGGTACTGCCAACACTTTAGGTGGAACTTCAGTAAGTGGTTTGAACGTGATGAAGTATGCTTACGCTGGTATTGAGATTGAATTCGTTCGTTGGGCTTTATTGGATGACGAAATGTTCCGTGGTGAACTTTCTACCATCAATGGTAAACCTAAAATGAGTAACTCTATTTACTTTGTGGATTTAACTCCTACTCCTGCTGCTGATGGTTCTGGAACTATCGCTACTCTTCAGAAGTATCACTTCAATCAAGATGAGTTAATCGCTAACTACGTTCCTGGTATGATTGGTCTTGAGTCTAGCGATCCTTCAACTATTAAAGCTGCTTTGAGTGGTGGTCAGTCAGTATCTTTGGGTACTTCAGACGTTGATGGAGTTGACTTCCACATCTTGTCAGATTGTGGTTTGTATGTTCTTGCAGACCGTTGTGGTTTGATTGAATTCGCTAATTAATATTTATTACTATGTCAATGAATCAAAAATATTTCTGTTTAGCAGCTAACCCTAGTGCAAACGATGGTACTGCTGTAAATAAAGGTGGTTACATTTCAATAGGTGGAACACAAGCATTAGCTGGTCTTCCTTCTGCATTGAGAAACTTTCCTTTTCAGTTGCACGCAATTAAAAATGGTAGTTTTAAACAATATGCTGCTGAAGTACTTCGTATTGTTAACATTACTCCTACTGTTGTTAACTCAACTGATTATCGTGTTGTATTGAGTGCAGAAAAAGGACAAGAGTTTAGCAATAACTTACCAAACGAAGTACAGAGTGTGTTTACACACACAACCCCTGCTTCTGGTGGTTCTCGTGAGACAATTGTTAACGCATTTATTTCTGCAATTAACAAGCACCCTTATTGGACTAATCGTGTAGCTGCCTCTTCAACTGGTGCTGCTGGTAGTGAGGTATTGACTATTACTGCAAAAGCTACTCATCCAATCTTTAATGCTGCTGGTGGACCAAACTTATCTGCTGCTGTTGGTACTGCTGGTTCTCCAGAATACGGTGCTAAAGGAGCTGATTTATTAGCAACTAACTTATTTACTACAGAAACAGGAAAACCTGTTAGTGGGCAAGTTTATAGCGTTATGACTTTTGAAGTAAAAAATCAAGGTGAAAGCGTATTAGGTTCTGGTGCAGAAGAAAAATATACAATATATTTTAACTTCACTAGTGGAACAAATAACTGGGCAGCACTTATTACTGCACTTTCTAGTTTATTAGTTAAATAATAAATAACTAAACTTAAAAATAGGGAGGGTTAAAATCTCCCTATTTTTTTTATTTAACGAATAAAATAATTTATATTTGTAAAAAAATATTATGATTATCAAAGCACAAATTATTCCTTTGAGTACAAAAGGAAACGTAACAATTGTCGGATCTTACAGAGATAGAGATTCCGATAAAGAGTATTTCTTAAATCATTCTGGAAAGAAAGTATTGACTTCTATCGATGAAACAGATAGAGTTTTTCAACACACGTTTCAAAATGGTTATCCATTGATTATCACTTTGGATGTTGAAGACTTTGCTCAAAAAGCAGTAATTGATTTTTGGAAAAAACATCCTTTGGTTAGAACAGAAGGATTTAGCAATAGAAATTTTATTTCTGAACAATTTATTTTTGAGATTAAAGAAGAAAAAGTTTCAAGTGATTATGAAGCCCTAATGTCAAAACTAGAAACCGTTTCGATTATTTCGAATATGAATCTTTTAGAAAGATTCAACTTGTGTTTTGCGTTAGGTGGAGATCCAAGAGATATGTCTGAAAAAGAATTGTATTTAAATCTTGTTGGTATGACTTTGGGAGGTATCGCTATTGCTAAAAGAGACGAAGTTAGAAATTTCATTAACATCAAACAGAATGAAAAAGAGGCTGCTATTTATGCAAATAAAGCAGTATCGTATGGTGTTATTGCTAAAGAACAATCTGTCTATAAAGTAGGAGGTAGAAACTTAGGTGCTTCTATTGATTCTGTTTATGCGATGTTATTGTCTGACAATGATCTTTTTGAAAATTACATCAAACCTGAGGTAGATAAAAGAGAAAAAGAACAAATAATTGTTAGTAATCTAGATAAAGAATTAGAAATACCAGAAGAAATATTAAACCTTCTTCCGGTAAATTCAGCAACTGAAAAGAAAAGAATTACTAGAAAATAGTTTAAGAGTGGGGGTCTCGACCCCCATTTTTTATTTTCTTTGAAATTTTGTATCTTTGATTAATGACTGGTGCACAATTTTGGTCATATCTGCAACAAAAAATAGATAAGGCTTACTCTGCTTATTTAGATAATACCAAGGCTAATTCCTTGATTAAAGAGACAATGCAACGTCTCGTAGATAAGTATTGGCGTAGAGAATCATTAGAAGTTGATGCTGATGAAATGATGCCTTTTTTAGTAAAAGGTCAGAATGTAATTCCTGTTGCAGGTGTAGTTAAAATAAATACATTACTTCCTAACTATATGCATATAATGTATATGGTTACAAACTATGAAGTTCCATTTGCAGTAACTGCTGTTTCTGGAAGTACGTATACATCTGCAAATCACACACTTCGTAAAGGAGATACTGTTAAGTTCAGTTCGACAAGTTATACAGTTACAAAAGTCAAAGGAGATACGTTTACTTTAAGTACCGGAGGTTTGGCCACAGGTACTTATTTTCGTGTTGTTTCTAGAGAAGCAAAGCAAATGCAATCAGATAGAAAGGGTAGTCCGTTTCACAAAGCTGATATAGTTACACCTAGGTTTGAGCCCCAAACTGATGGGACTTCTACTCCTAAGTCTTTTAAAATTTCCCCTTCAGCAAACTTAGCATCTATTGATGTAGATTACATAAGAACTGCTCCATTAACTATTGATGTTGCAAACACAGTTACGACTCTTGAGGATTACTATTCTAGTAAATTCCTTTATCGTCTTATGGACGAGTGCGTGCTTAATTTTGGGACTCAGACGAAAGATATGGCAACTCGTCAAATGGCTCAACAAGATATAATTGAAAATCCATGATCCTATTAAAAGAAATAGTAGAAGAAATCCGCAATGACTTAAACAGCGGAATGGGTTATAACGATAGTCGTTTTGATGATCAATACCTAGAGTCAAAAATACATAACGCAAGAGCTACTCTCATCGGTCAGTATATGATAAAGGTGGGTAAGTTTATAAATGATTCTTGGGTTCAGACATTGGATATTTCTTTTCAAGGTTTTGAAAAGGATTGTGACTTTGTGACTTTTGAATGTCCCAATGTTATTTCTGTAGATGGGCACAATGATGGCTTTGTATATGTTGGTCATGTCAATGGATTCAAACCATTTCCTAGAATTAGAAAGGGTTATAGTACTTTAACTAGGCATTCTATCTTCGCTAAGAAGAAAGAGATTATGTGGGATTTTAAACACATAGAGCAAAACAATATGTTATTGTATTTTTACAACAACAACAAGTTGCAATATGTAACTGTTAGAGCAATGTTTAACAACCCTACAACCATACCTAATTTTGATAAAACAATCGATCACTATCCGGTAGATGCAAATCTAAAACGAGAGATAGTAGAGCTTGTCTCAAATGATTTATTGAGAAAAACTCAACGCCCTGTTGAACCTGCTTTAAGTAATCAAACAGAGATACCTAGATAATGAAAATAGATGATGTAATATCAGCTGCTTGTGAAGAGTTAAACTCTAGTTATGAAGCAAATGCTTTGTGGTTTGAGGTTCTTGTTAATCAAGCAATACGTTCTCATAAGACAATGAGAAAATTAACAGACAAATCAAAAGTCATTGAGATTTTTGATAGTAAAGGGACTATGCCTGATGGATGGTCTAAAATAAAGTCTATTAGTTTGTGTGGTACAGAACAAGTTTATTGTCCAGATATTGATTACACCATTCAAGGGGATACACTTATATTTAATTCTTCTGAGGGTATTGCAGATGGTACAAAAATAGAAATAAGATATTTGGGTCTCAGAACAGACAGCGATGACAATATAATTCTGCCTGATGATTGGGAACGTATGTTAGTAGCCTATATCGGATGGAAGTACACTCGTAGATACATCAAAGACTTTGGCGTTGCAGTTATGCAGAACTACCAACGAGAATATCAAACTCAAAAACTCGCTAATATTTAATGGCTCAAGTAAGAGTAACCCCTAGTGGTGTAATGGATAAGGATACAGAAGTATCTTATATTGGAAAAGGTAATTACATAGACGCAACAAACATTCGCCATAGGGCCGTTGATTCAAACGGAGGAGACTTTGGTGGTGTTGTTCCGGTCAAAGGAAATGCCAACTTGGTAAATACAATAAATGGCGTTGCTGGTATAGCTTTTACTTATGCTCCTGAAACTCAGACTTACAGAGTTTTTGTTGACGTTGAGGATATTTACAATGGTTCAGTCTCTTCGCACGATGCAAATATTTACATAGAGGATTCAACAGGGGTGTTGCATACAAAGACAACTGGTCCTTTTGTAAACTACTCTTCTACAAATCTAGCTTCTGCGGTAACTGTAATCAAGGCTGATTTAGACAATATCTTAAATGCTTGGTTGGGTGGCTTATTTTCATACTCTGCAACAACGGTAACAAAGACAATCTCTGGTACCAATGTAGCAGGATACTTTGATGTAACAACTGCTCTTACAAATGAGTTTTTCTTTTTGATTACAAACTCACAAGGAGTGTATGCCAAGTTTTCTCAGATTTCTGAATATCATACACAAGTAGGTAAGTTTACATTTATAGGATCTGCTCAGTTAGATGATGAGATGTTTGTTCTCTTAGCAGGAGATGATTTGAACTCAGATGGTACATCTATTATTTCTGAGATTGGTGTAATCTATCCAAATTCGACAGGTTACTCATATACTAAATTATTAAGATCTAAAAAACTAAGGTTTAATCCCCAGAGAAAAGCAGAAATGCAAATTGAAAGGGTTGGGCCTCAGATCAACATCTACTGGACAGATAATTTAAATCCACCAAGAGTCGTTTACTTAAAGTACAGTAATAGAAAAACAATTAATGGTGCATTGAATGTAACAGAAGGTAGATATGATTTAGCAAATGTAGATTTCGAAACTTTATTTTTCTTAGCAAATGAAACTGCATATTTTGAGAATATCAATATAATTGAAGGTAAGGGTAAATTAAAGGCAGGAACAAAGAGATATACTGGTAGATTTTTGACAGAGGATTTTGTTTATCAAGACTTTGTTGAAATCACAAATCCGTTTCCTATTTATTTAGGAAAAAAAGACAAAGCCTATGAGATATTTGGAGATGAAATAGAAACAACAACAAATAAGGCTATTTCATTAACAATTAAGAATTTTACTCCTGGTATTTATAAATATTTTGAACTTGTAGTCATTGAATATAAGGGAACTTCATTTACCGCAAATATAGTTCAGCGTTTTACTCTTTCTGGAAATGAAACAGAATTAGAAGTTGAACACACGGAAATAGGTCAAGATTTAATACAACTTTCAAATGAAGAATTATTAGCAATAACTAGTAAATATGTAAGTGTAAAAAATATTATTCAGCACGATAATAGAATGGTGTTGAGTAATTTAAAAGAGCAAATTGATTACAATCTTAATGGATGGTCTACGCAAATAGAACATTCTATTGAAGAAACATTTATAAATGGTACAGGATATTTATTAGATGACAATAATTCTGACCCAAATATAAATTATGGGGAATATGCTGTTCCAGAAAATGTGAGAGACTACACTGGTTATATGATTAACGATACTTATCGTTTTGGTATACAAGTTCAATGGAAAAACACAGGAAGATGGAGCAATGCTTATTGGGTAGACGATATTAGATTTGATGGTTCAAGTACGAATGTAAACGTATCGGACAACAGAAGAAGAACTTTTGGAGGAGCTGTGACATCTGTAAATACAGGAACAAACACAATAACTGTAAATAATCATAAGTTTTTTGAAGGACAAAAGATAAGGTTTTCAGGAACAACTCCCCCATTTCCTTTATTCTTTAATGTTATTTATCGTGCTATAAACGTAACAACAAATACTTTTCAAGTAGCAGCAGAACAAAACCCGACAACACCAATTGATATTACCACATCGGGAACAGCTGTAACAGTTACCAAACAAAAAATAGATAATAATTTTGCAGAGGGTATTAATAGTACTGAAAACAAAGTAAAAGTATTTTACCCTAAGTTTTTTAATATTGATTTAGAATATTTAGTTGACACAAATGGAGATGGAGTCGGAGACGTACCAATAAAAAAATTAATAAAAGCTTTTAAATTTGTTAGAGCAGAAAGAATACCAGAAGTTTTGGCAACTGGTTTATTTGGTGCTACTGGTTATTTTGTCGATGGTTCAAAAACGTATTATATTCCATTATACTCAACAAACGAAGTTTCATATCAAACAAGTTGGACATTAAGTGTTCCTCCTTTTACTGTAATAACATCTAATAGATCTGTTATTAATTTTATTTCTTCGGATTTATATTTTGGAAAACAATATGAGTATAAAGAATCAGACTCAATAAAAATATTAGGTTGCTATTCGAATCTAGATACAAAATATTTTTCTGGAGTATCTAATGCTATTAACACTGGGTTAACTGCCGGAGACACTAATAAATACTTTAGTTTAGGTGGATTTTTTGTTGATCCTATGGTATATGATTTACAATATACAAATTATACAATCAAGGATTCTAAATTTGTAGAATATGGATCAGAGGTAAATTTTCAAGGAAAAACAATAACAACAAAAACATTCAACACTAGTTATGACGGTGTTGGTGGACCATTGAGTATTTTTGCCCCAAGACTTTTTTCTTCTCATTTCTTTGAATTGAACTCAGCAATTTCTGCCCCTCATGCTTCTATGTCTTCTAACGATAGAGGTCTTTATTATGGTCAAATTTTTAGGGATCTTGGAGGTAATCTAAAATATCCAAAAAATAAAGAATTGACTACTTATCAGTCCATTGGTAATTTACAATTAGTTAATTCTACAGACAATGGTAAAATTAATGCAATAAGTATTTTCGGAGGTGATGTTTTTATTCAAAGAACTCATTTGAGAACATTATTTCAAAAATGGGATAGTGCTAAAAGTACTTTGGGATATGGTTTGTCTTTCTATTCACAAAACGAAAGAAATAGTCAACTTTTTACTGCTTTAGAACACGATTTGACTTTTAGTGGTCCTGGTTATGTTTTTCCACAAAAAACAGACAAGACTCAGATAGGCACTTCTGCAACTGTATCAAGCGGAGAATGGAAGGCAGGATTATTTTATTGGTTAGAACAATGGCCGGAAGTATCAAATCAAAATAATTACGATGAGTCATACTCAGCGGTATATCAAGCCAATGATGTAAATTCTTTTGATGAAAATAATGATTTCGATGGGTCTTCTCCAATTAGGATAACTTGGTCAGCAAAAAAAACAACAGGGTCTCTAAAAGATAATTACAGACTATTTAAACCTTTAGATTTTGCCGACCTAGATTTCACAAGAGGTGAGATATCACATCATGAAGTTATAAATAATGCATTTTATACTTTTCAAGAAAGAAGTGTTCAGCGTCAATACTTCCGTGATGCGTCACTAGTTGGTGCACAAGAAGGTACAGATATTGTTGTCGGAAGCGGTTCTATATTGGGTGCTCCTGGTGTTGAATTAACATCTATAGGAACATCCAAAAAAGAGTCTGTAGTTAGAGGTAAGAATCCAAACGGAAAAGATGTTGTCTATTGGTATAACGACAGATTACAAAAATTAGTTAGGTTGGCCGGAGATGGTATTAGCGTACTAAGCGATAGAGGATTAGCTACTTTCTTTTTGAATAATGGAAAGTTTGTTTCTAATGAATTCTATCCTTTGAGTGGAAGAGGTGTTCATGGTGTTTGGAATGATAAGTATGGTGAGGCGATATTTACATTTAAATATAACGATGGGGTCTCAGAAAAATCATTCACAATTGTATATGACGAAATTAAAAATGGCTTTACATCTTTTCATAGCTATACACCTAATATCTATCTGCCTTATAACAACACCTTTTTCTCGCCAGACCCAGACACAGGTTTTGAAAACACTATTTATTTACACGATAGTGGTCTTAACTATTCCTTTTACGGTGTTATTGGTGATTACGAACCTTATATTGAGTTTGTAATGAATTATGACCCAAATCTTCCAAAGATATTTGAAGCCATTCAAGTAAACTCAGAATTGATTCCTTTTGGATCATCAAATAAACCGGTATACTTTAACACAAAGAATCATATTAGCTTTTTAGATAATTCAGATTTTGAACTAAGGGAGGATTTATTTTATAGTACAATAAAGAACGACTCTACAGGAACCGGTGTGAATAGTAATGACACATCGAGACTATTTGGACGATGGCTTAAAATGAAAATATTTCTAGCAGCAGGAACAGCAACCACAGGTTTTCTACTTGCTTCCGATGGTAGTTATATTTTAAATAGTACAGGAGGAAGAATAATATTGAATATTGGTACAGGGGGAGTTGGAAATCAAAAACTTATAAATGCAATTGTTAAGTTTAGAGCATCTCCTCGTTTGTATAACCAATAATAAATAATTATATTTGTATATTATGTTGGATCCAACAACTATGTTACTTATTTCTGGCGGTCTTCAAGCAACTATGGGTTTATATCAAGGTATTAACTCAAGAAGACTTGCTAAAAGATTTGATGCACAAGAAAAAGCTGATTATAGAAATAGTCTTGAGCCTATACAACAAAATAAAGCATTAGCCGAAAGACAAATGAGTCAAGGATTAGCTCCTGAGACAAGAAATTTATATAAAAGTCAATTTGCTTCTGATTCTGCTAGAAACCTTAGAGCAGCAGCTGAATTAAGTGGAGGGCAAACAAGTTCTGCATTGGGTAGAATAATGTCATTTAATGCTATTAGAGGGGCTCAGACCTTAGCAGGTATGGACGCACAAGCAAGAGAAAGAGCCCAATTGCAATTAATGGGTATCAATAGAGAAATTTCTTCTACGCAAAGGGCTCAGATTCAAAGACAAATGCAACAAGAGGATATGACACAACAACAAATAGCAGGTCTAAGTCAAGATGCATTTAAAAATGTTACAGGTGCAGCAAGTGGCGTAGCTAAAGGAGCAATGGACATTGACTATTTAAATTATCTGAAGAATAGACCACAATAATGGCTAAAACAGGACCAGTAACATTTTTAGAAGTTGCTACCAAAAGAGGGGTGACTGATATGACTCAGCAGCTGGCTAATAGCATAGGTTCTATGGCTACTCAGTTGGGAAAGCAAAAAGCAAAGCAAGACGCTGCTGATAAAGCAGAATTGAAACAAATGATGGCTGGTGTAACCAGGCCTACTAAACTTAATAAGTTATTAGTTCAAGACGCACAAAAAAGTTTTGGTGAAACAACTATGGGTCTTCAGGAACTTTATGCTTCAAATGATCCACAGCGTTCTATCAAAGGACAAATGCTTACCAATGATTATTTAGAAAAAGTAAAGGGTGAGTATGTTGCTAGATCTGTCAATTACGATATATTAGAAGAAGAATCTCGCAAAACAAATTTGTGGAGGCCCAAAAGAGCACAACAATTAGTTGATCAATATACTAAAGCTAATAACGAACAGCAATTTTTAAAATTTCAAGAGGAAGATCCTACTCCTGAATATTTTAATCCTGCAACATTACAATTAAATCTTCCAGCAGCAAAAGAAAGAATTGATACTCAAAAAGTATTTGATGGTACTGTTGGAGAAATAAAAGAAATGCAAGTTAGTGATAAACTTACACTTGTTCCGCTTCTTGAAAAAGATGCTGATAAAATTCAAGACCTTTATAAAGTTCGTCCAAATTCAATTGAACAAGTAATCGATGCGAGTTTTATGAACAATTATGATTATTTGGAGCAATATGTTGACAACAGAGATTTACCAGTACAAGATGTTCGTTCTATGACTCCAGAAGAAAGAACAATGGTTAAAACTTCTTTGTTGGAAGATGGAAGTAAATTTAGAGAAAGAAAACTTAAAGAAAATAAAAATACATATATTAATGTAAGTACTGGAGCTTTAGAAGATTCAACATTTAATTTTACACCAAACCTTGCACTTCCTAAAGTTACAGTAGCAGAAGGTGGTAAAAACGTTGTAAAATACGCTCCATCGCTTGGTAATATAAAACCACAAGGAAGCCAAAAATTCCCAATAAATAATTATAAAGGGGCTGTAAATAGACAAGGAAAACCTTATAGTGGAGGTAAAGTATCCGAAGCTGAATTATCTACCATTTCTATTAGACCATATAAGATTGTTAATGGTGAAGATAATGTTATTATCGATTATAACGATATACAGAACGCAGTCGGTTTTAAAGTGTACTATGAGTTCAATGGTGGTGACGTAAATATACCAGCATCTAGTGAACCAAACTTACAGTTCAATGTTGGAGGAAAAGATGCGGTTGCGACTCAGAGAAATGCATTACAAAAACAAAAACAATTTCAGATTAAAGTAAACGAATATCATAAAAAAGTAAAAGCTGGTACTATTAAAAATCCTCTGTTATATCAAAAAATGAAAGATGTAGCAGAAAACAGACTTACTGATGATGAATACATTGAATTTGTACAGACATTTAAATTTGATAAATAAAGACTAATGGAAAAATTTCAAAAACTATACGACCAATTTTATAACTCTGACGAAAACTTTAAGAGTGATTTTTCAGATATGAAGCAATTTACAGAATACGTTGGTGACGATGATTCTGTCATTGAGCAGTTAAAAGAAGTATATAATTTTTCAGAGGAAGTACCTCAACCAACGGTTATTAATCCGGCTGAACCATTAAAAAAAAAAGAAGATTCTTTTTCAGAATTGAGTTCGGTTTCGAGTAGCGGTGACCCGTTAGATTTAGAAATTCAAAATAACGTTAGAAAAGAACAAGAGGCTCAAGAACAAATAGAGCAAGAGTTCTCACCAAGTGGACCTGGACCAAAAAGTTCTATTTTTTGGAAAACAGGTAGAAATAGAAAAACTACTTTTACAGAAGTTTTAGAAGATCCTGTTCAAACTATTTCAAGAACTATTTCAGACTTCAATAAGGAGTATGAAAGAAAAATGAGTCTTGAAACTCCTTCGACTGTTACTCGTACTGTATTGGGTGGAGCAACAATGGGAATTTCGGAACTTGGAATAGGTAAATGGGTGAATTATATGGCTACTCAAGACCCTACTTATTTGAATCCTGAAGAAACTCCAATGGAGAAAACAATATCAGAATCAAACGAGAAATTGTATGCTTATGAGCAAGCTTTAATTCCGTTGTTTAAAAGAAATTTAAGAGGTTCTCGGATTGAAACTTCTGATCTCCAAACAACTGAAGAAAATGCAATTTCTCCTAATTTATCACAGACAATATATGATACAGATAGTGAAGGTAGGGAATTTAGTTATTCTGTTTATAATGAAAATTTAGTAGAAAAATTATCAAAACCAAATGAAACTTTTGTAAAAGCTCTAGGTGAACAAGATGTTGTTTATAATAGAGTTCCGAATATGGACGAAATAGAAGGTTTTGCTTCTGTTGCATGGGAAAATTTACGCAGAAATGTAAATAGTACACCAGAAGTAGAAGAGCAATTAAAACCTTGGCAAGAAGTATATGATACCAAAATTGGTACAATATTTAAAAAAGTACTTATAGAAGAAGTAAAAAAAGGAATAGAATCAGTTGGTATAAAAAAAGAAATAGATAAAGAATTTGTAAAAACTTTTGGAGTTACTCAGGAGTTAATTACTAAAGAAGCAAAAGATAAAAGTTTTAGTATAATTTCTGAAAATAGAGAATTAGCAAAAAAAGAAGCAGAAGTTATTTCTGATGAAATTACTGATGATTTAATGATTAAAGTTCAACCTTTTGTGCAAGAAATTGAACAAATGAATGAACAATTTTTAACTACTTATTCTGACTTTTACAATCTTAACACAAATAGATATGAGTTTAAAAATCAAAAACAAATTGATGATTTTAAAGCGAATTTTAAAAATTTAGAAGAGTTTATTGCTAGTAAAAATGAAGAAGTACAAAAATTAAAAAAAGAAGCTAAAATAACTTTTGATACAAAACTTGATTTTTTAAATACAAAATATCAAAATAAGATAAACGAAGAACAAAAAGCTTTACTTCAAGATAATTTTTCTGCTGAAGCAGTTAAAAGGGCATATGATAAAGGAGTAAGTAATTACTCTGATGCTAAAACTCAAGAAGAAAATTTAGCAAAAGGAAAAATAGGTTATGGTGACTGGATGGTGAGTATATTAGAAAAATCATCTTTGAATATGCTTGGTGGTCTATCTCCTGTAGCAGAAATGTTAGGTTTTGGTGCTAGTAGATTTTCAACTTACTTGAGAGATTTAGGTGATTTGGCTGAAGAAATGGAAACAGATTTTTTAAATCCTAGCATTCTAAAAACAAATATTTTAGGTGGTGATGAAACTCCAGAAGAATTTTTAGAAAGAATTAGTACAATTGATGGTTTAAAAGAGTTTGGAAAAGATGCTGTTTTAGTTATGGCCAAACAACTACCAACGATGCTTCCTGCTGTTGCCGTAGGTTTTAAAAACACTAAACTTGGTGCTGCTGTTGGTATGGCTACGGATACTGGAATGCAAGTACATGAAATGTACGAAACGATTTATAGAGAAACAGGCTCTGTTATTAAGGCAGAAGCAGCTTCTAGAAAACAATTCTTTAATCAAGTTGCTCTAGCGGCTACTTATCAATTCGATATGGATATCATGTTTAATAAGACTCCTATTACTGGACTTAGAAGTTTAGGAAGGGTAGGCTTAATAAAAACAGCATTAGACATAGCTAGTGAATATTTCTTACAAGAAACAAATCAAGATTACTTAACACAAAAGACAGTTTTTGAATTTTTTAATCCAGGAAAAATATATTCTAAACCTCTTATTGACCACTATAATTTTAGAACATTTGCTGATGTTGCAGTAGGTTCTGGAATGATGACTGGTGGATTTACAACTCTTGGTGGTTTTAATCAGATTAGAAGAGAAAATATTAAAAATGGTTTTCTTGCTGAATTAGAACAAAAAGGTTTGGCATCAATAGTATTAGATGCAAATAAGAATTTGGGTATGAATGGTGCTTTGGGTCTCGGATCTTTACTGAGACTACAAGGTAAATTGACCAATGAACAATTTGGTAAATTTAAAACTACTATTGAAAGATTAAATGAATTTAATGAAGTAAATCAATCAAAAGGAATATCTGATGAGAGAAGCATTGCTGCTGCTGATAAGATGTTAGAAAAACAAGAGTTATTGGATCAAAAAGAAAAGGCTCAGACTCAAGAGAAAAAAGATTTGATTGATGGACAAATTAAAGAACTTGATACTAAAATTTCTGATTTACAAGATGCAAATAAAGAGGTAGATTTGGCTGTGGTAAAAAACATTGAAACTGGTCGTGTTGTTTATGCAACTGATAGTGAATCAATGAATAAACTACTACAGAAAAATCCTAAATTAGCCACAAGTCTATTTAGAGGTATTTATGAAGGTGCATTTAATTTAGATACTAAAGACACTAAACTAAATGAATTTATAGGAAATGCGTCTTCTTTCTTTGGAAAAATGCAAGACTTTATGCGTTCTAAAGAAGATTTGAGAAAGCAGTACAATCAAAAACTTATTGATGAGAAAGTAAAAAGAAGTAAGAATAAGAAAAGCACTCTTACCGACCAAGAAATAGATAATGAGTATAAAACTGAATTGGAAAATTTAGTAAATAAATTTAATATTGGCGTAGATGTTTCAAATGAAACTTTGCTTGGTTATCAGACTGAAAGAAATGCAAATAATCCTGTAAACCAACAAGCAAAAGCAGAACCGATAGCATTTAGCTTTCCTACAGGAATGGAGAATAAAACTTCAATTGAAGCTAGTGACGTTGAAACATTAGATGCATTTTTAGAAGCAAATAAAAACAATCCAATTATAGCTCAAGTATTAGGAGATATTAAAACTCAATATGAAACATTTAAATCTATGTTTCCTGAAGGAAAAATAATATTTCATACATCAGCAGAAAGTTATACTAGAGCTACAGATAGATATGAAGAAGTAAAAACAAATGAGATTTCAAATGATAACGGTGCGATTATCGAAAAAGAAGATGTAGAAATTCATATCAATTTACCAAAGACAACTGGTAATTTAAATGAATATGTTGTTGCTCACGAAATAGCTCACGCTGCACTTTTAAAAGCATTCGGTAAAAAAGTTTATAATGAACAAGGTAAATTTGTACGTTGGGAGAAAAATCAGCAAATTATTGATGATATGCAATTTGCTATTGAGAAAATTGCTTTTCAACAATTTGGTCCATCGCTCCGAAACTTCTTTGCAAATCGTACTTATGAAAATGCTGAAACAGCAGAAGAATTTGTAGTACAATTGGCTGCACTTTTGAGCAGGGCTAATTCTCCATTAGAAGTAAGTTTTGTTACAAAAGTATTAGCTGCTCTTTCTAGGATTGTAAAAAATGTTACAGGTATAGACATTTTTGCTAACTACAAAAAAGAATCAGCTGCTATAAATTTCTTAAATTACCTTGCGTCTCAGAGTAAACAAGGTAAAGGAATAGATGAGAAAAATTTCGTTAAATTAAGAAGTGGTTTTATGATTCCTAAAGGGCTTGATGCAGAAGCATTGGCAGAAGGTAATATTGAGACAGGAACTGTAGTTGGAATGAGAAAGTCTAGTGAGAACTTGAATTCTGTTTTAGGTCAGTTTACTGAAAGACCCGGAACAAGTAAACTAGCAATTGATTTACCAGTAAAAACTCTAGAACAAGCAATTAAAGACCATGAAGGTGCTGTGTTGCTGATTATGTCTGACAATACAGGTTTCTTCGTTAAAGATGACACCGGAGAGTTTGTAATGGGCGGCTATGGTTATATGGCTGCTAAAGCAAATACTGATGCAGGTATTGGTTTTGCCTCTGTAAATTTAGGAACTGTTAGATCTACAATGACTAATGCTGCTGCTTGTCGTGATGGTAAGCCTGTATTGGTTTTAATTTCTCTTTCTGCACCAAAGGCTGCACTAGGTAATTTCTATGCACAGCAGTATACCTTTGGGGCTCTGAGCAACATCGTTCAGACACCAAAACAATCAGAAGAGATACAAAACTCTATATACAATGCATTAATTGATAGAACTCCAGTTCTAAAAACATTCAGTAAAGACTCAAAATTACTTAAAGCAATTAAAGACATAGAGACAGAAACAAAATCTAAAGAAACAGATCCACAAGAAGTAAAAGCAGCTAATAAAATGCTAAGACAGCAAAGAATGCAACCTTTGCTTCCTTTGCTTCAGGCAGAATTTGATAAAAACTTTGCAAATGTTTTACGTTCTGTTGACTTCACAAACAATAAATCAATAGATGCGTTTGTTAAAACTTTAACAGGTAGTTCTTTTAGTTTTCCAGCTCGTCAAGGAATTATTGATAGCATATTACCAACGACAGAAAATTTGAGAACTGATAAGAGAACTCCTATCATTAAAAAGATATTTTTAGAAAATGGCATAAGCCAAATAGGATTCCATAATGCGTATGGAGAACCTTATTTTGTCGGAGACCAATTGGAAAAAGATGGTAGTGAGATTAAAGCACCTTGGGGAATTGTCTATGGAGGATTTACATTAGATCCTTCTGCTGACTTTATGAAGATTCAAAGTAAAGGATTGACTCATCCTCAGTTCAATGCTAAAGTTCCTGGGTATGATCATTTCTTATTGCCAGCAGGCTATTCAGTAAATGAAAACTTTTTTACTGCATTACAATTTGGAGACACTAAAATTAGTATCGCTCAAATGGCATCTCAAGGTATTCAGCCTGGAACAAGATTACCTGCTAGTAATGAAGATCCAAAAGCTTTAACAGCAGAACAGAGAAGAGCAATGCTCTTGGATAGAGAAATGACTCCTGTTATTAGAAAAAGTGTTGCTGAGAATATGCAAGTTATGGAAAGTCTTGCAGACCAATTCTCAAAACGATTGGGTATTCCTTATGAGTTTTATCACGATCGAGCTGATAATAATATTTGGAAGAGGACCGAAAGTGGTAAATTTATGATTAATACCGCAAATGCTACAGTAAATACACCAATATATGCATATTCTGGAGCATTTTTAGAAATCATTAAACAAGATAATATTGTTCTTTATTCTGAATTAATTAAAGATTTATTAAGAGATAAGAATTCAGAATTTTATAAAGATTTCCAAAGAGAAATAAAAGCAGAAGCAATTGAATATTTAGAGAGAACCCATACGGATTTAACACCAGAAGCATTACAAGCATTTAGTGCAGCATATACAATTGAAAATATATTAAAAGAATCATATAATCCAGCTGGTAATGCTTTCCCAAATGAGTTTAATATTAATAGTATTGAATTTAATAAAATGCTAGAAAAAGTTTTATTAGACCACTTTGGTAAAATTGCTACTGAAGAATATGATTTAAAAACAGGAGTTTATAAAGCATTAGAAAAAATATGGAATGAAATTGTTAAAATAATAAAAGAAACATTTTCTTTCAATAAAATAGAAGCACAAAAAATAATTTTACCAAGTCAAGATTTGAAGGACCAAATGATGACTCCTCTTCAATATCTAGCTAAACAATTTGCTGACCCTAGAAATCAATTTTTGAGAGATAAAGATTTTAAACCAGAATCCTCAATTAAAGAGTCTTTAAAAAATTCATTGAGTTATTTTGAGAGTAAATTTGATGCACTTACTGCTTTTAAAGAAAATATTTATTTTACTCCTGCTGGAGATCTTACAAATCTACCACTTGATGAAATTTCACAAGTTTCAGAAATATTAAACAATGATAACTATTTAAAATCTGTTTTTAAATTTACCCCAAGTGACTATAATAATCTAATGGAGGAAGAGGTTATTAGTAGTGAAAAATACACTTCATTCAAACTTTCTTTTTCTGATTATATTTATAGTGAAGCACCAAAAGATTTTGATATAAATTATTTAAATAATTTAAGTAAACTTTTTGATAGTTCTTTTCAAAAAGATTTAGAAAGAGGAAATCCTTTGGTTTTAAATTTTAGAAAGTTATTAAAATTTGCTATCAGTTTAGATAGACAAATTATACTGAACAACACTAGAGCGATTGAAATAGCGGAAAATAAAAATGTAAATCCGTTTATGGTTACAAACATCAAGAAAGATTTAATTGAAAAAAATGATTCATATACAAAAACACTTCTAGTTAACCCACAAAGATTTTTTACAACTGATATTGTTCAAATTTTTACACCTAAAGAAAAATCAATAATGGACAGCTCAGATTATATTATTGATTTTTTTGAAACTATAACTAATAAATATAAAACTTTTAATTTTATTCATAATTTTAGTAAAATACAAGTTTTAAATGATTATTTATCTGACGAAAATATTCCTGATAATTTAATGAATATGTTTTCAGAAGTATTGAGGTTGTCAGATTTTAAACAAACGATTGAAGAAACAACAGATAAAAAAGTTTTTGTTATTCAAAATATAAACAATAAAGAAGAGCAAAATATAGTAAGAAACTCATTTGATCCTCAATCGTTTAAAAATGGAAATTATAAATCTACTTATAGTGAATTTTTAACAAATAAAGATAATGCTTTAGATAATTTTATAGAAGATACAAATCGTTTTTCTTTTGGAACTAATTTTATGTCAAAAAATAGAAAAGGTGAATTTGACATGGTTCATCCAGATGGAAGAATTATAAAAATGGAAGTAACTACTAATTTTTTAAATGGAGATGTGAATATGAGTTTCAAAGAAAAAGATGCAGGTAGTTATAGTGATATGATTTCTTGGGGGCCATCTATACAATATTTATTTACACAGATAATTAATAAAGCCTTTAGTTTATATCAAAATGAAGATATAACTAGTGTTAGCTTTACTCCTATTTATGATGCTAAAGAACAGAGAAAAAATCTATATAATATTTTTGCTAGAAAAAAATTAGCTCCTTATCATATTACTTCGGATTCTAGAGAAACAACAATATTTTTACCAAAACTTAAAGAAGTATCCCCTTCTTTAGATGCAATAATGCCTATGTATCACGAGGTACAGAAGGACGATATTTCATCTATAGAAAGCACTTATAAAGTCAGAAAATCTAGAGCGGAAACTTTAGGTAAACAAAGTAGAGAAATTGATGCTGATTATGAAGCATTGCTTGGTCAAGGTTTGAATAATGAGCAGATTTTCGGAAGACTATTTGGTAAGTATTCTTTTGAGGCTTTGCGTAGTAGTAAATACAATGCTGAGTTCCAAAGTGTTTACGATATGTATGTCAGCGAAAAAGCAAAAGAGGCTTGGCAAGGTTACTCTGATTCTTGGAACACTAGAAAAGATGGTATTATTAACTTCATCGATAAATATATTCTTGAGAATAGTTTGATGGATTTGGTTACTCTTTTGAGAAAGGGAGTTAGATTTATAACTGTAGACGGACAATTGTTACCTGAGGGCGAAAGTCAATCTGTTGTAGACCCTAACTTGGCTACACCATATGAGCCAGTGGGAACTGAGGTTAAATTTAACGATCTTGAAATTTATTCTGCTTTGTTTGAGTATGGTATTCCTCAGCATAATCTTGATGCTATTTTCGGTACTAACTACAGAAAAACCATTGAGAACTTAATGTTGGATGAAGACTTCGATGAAGAAATCAAACAAAGTTTAAGTGATGATGCTAGGGCTTCTAAAATCCCAATGACGTTCTCTCAATTGAGGGATATGTCTGAGCAATTGGGTGTAATGAATGCTACTGCTATTTTGAATTACATCAATAAGCATTTATCTGTAGAAAAAGGTAGTCCGGTGATGGCAGCAATTCAAGCTTTGGTGGACAGATTAAAACAAGGCGATGATGTTACAGATGCTATTGCAGGAGAGCTTGGGACTCAGATTGAAGCAGTAGGAAATCAAAATATACAAGCACTTGCTGAGATAGGAACTGCTGCTGGTAGAATACTTAGAATCTTAAGAGAGTTGAATAAGAACAAAGGAAATGTTCTTGTGGATATGCTTAAAGATTTCAATATCAAAGTAAGTCCAGCGTTTGAAGCAGAGATTAAGGCTAGAGCTAAAGCATTGGATGATGCTAGAGCAGCATTTGAAAAGGCAAAGAGAGATGCGATAAATGACTTTTCGGATGAAACAATTGGTAAATTAAAAGATGCTGAATCTGCATTGGAGCAAGCTGAATTTGATTTTGCAATGATTACAACAGATCCAAGATTACAATTCAGATTTACGAGTGATGTGATAGCAAATCGTTCTGCTTTGGCTTTATTAGGAACAGGTACTGTTGTATTAAGTGCGGTTTCTAATATCGAGAACCTACTTGCAAAATATGGCGTAAATAGCGGTCTAGTTAAGAGACTTGTTGACAGAGGTATTCCAAGTAAAATTGGTCTCAGAGCATTCCCAAGAACTAAAGAAGAATATAGAAACAGAAAGTTAGCATTTTTGGAAAGTAAATCTAAATCCATTAATCAAACGATGGATGCATTTTTTTATGGACAAATACCCGGAACTGCTCAAACCAAATTCTTTGAGAATATGGCAAGGGTGAATTCTGTACAAGATGCTATTAACTTAGGTAAGTTAATCGGTAAGATGGTTCAGTCATTTAAAGATAAAAATGCTGAGTTTACAGATTTAGATTTTGCAGATACAATGCAAGCAATGCTTATCGAGCACAAGAAGACTGGTAAGTTGATTCTAGCCGACAATAAAGCATATACAATAATGGGAGCATTCTTCCGCTCTTTGATGCAAGAGAGTGAGTTGACTGGTCGTTTAATGGCGTTTGGTTTAGACAAATTTGGCGGTAATATCGTTGCTAAAAAAGCCTTATTGGATTACTTAACTATTGCTTCTAAAATGGAGAATGAAAATCTTCCAGAAACATTGGTTAGAGACTTGAAAAACAAAGGTGCTTTCGAAAACCAAGAAGCAGAACTAAGAAATATGGCCATACTTATGGAGGCTATATTCAGAGACGAAAGAAACAATCCTTTTGAAAAAGAAGGTCAACGTTCTGTGTTCTTTGCTGATAACTTGTTTGCCGATAAATTTCTCGGTACTCCAAGAAAAGCAATTCGTAAGGCAATGATTAGTACCTATATGAAGTCATTGGAGGCAAAGGCAGAGGATAAAGGCTTACAACAAATTCTATGGGGCTCGGCAAATGCTACTGTTCAAGCTTTAAATGTTGCTCAATGGACAATGTTTATTTTCGCAAAAGTTCCATCGAACATCTTAATGCAGATTTTGCTTAGAAGTAATCCTATTGGAGCAACTTTAAATACTGCTTATATGGCATTCATGCACAACAAAGCAAAGAATGACTTCTATAAGAAATATAACATTGGTAAAGAAGTTCCTGAGACCGAACAAGCAGTAACCCCAACAGATCAACAAAATCTATTGTTACCATCTCAGAAAGCATTACCTTCTGCTGGTAGTCAAGCAGTTACAACTACTTCTAAAGCACTTGAGACAACTCAAGAAGTAGAATTGGATTCTCCGACTACAAAAGAGCAAATCAGAAAAGCCAAAAAGAAAATGAATACAAATCAAAAAATTCAATTCCAAAAAGATTTGGCTAATTTGTTCGAGCAGAGAAGAAGATTGGTTACTGCTGCTGCTGATATACCAAGAAGTGTTGCCTTTTTAACTGTTGTAGGAGCAATTGCAGGTAGTGGTGCAATACTTTCTTCTGGAGACGATCCAGAAAAGAAAAAATTATTTAAGCAATTAGGAATCAAAGACAACGATGTAAATATTAGTTATGTTATTGATTATCTGAGTGCAAAGTACTCAAATCCAAATTTAACTGCGGAAGAATTTTTCAGAAAAAGAGGCGGTTTTAATATCAATAGAAATATTAATCCAAAAGATTTACCTGAAGGTTATAAAATTAAAGATGATAAAATCCTTGATAAATATGACAAAGAAGTAACTACAGATTACTATTTGAATATAACCAACTTTGGTACTTTTACTGGCTATGGTTTAGGTTATATGGCAGCTACTTATGCTAAACAAAAAAGATTAAGAAGTGCTGAAAACGATAAGACAGAAGGATTTAAAGAATTCTTTGATATGGGTACTATTTTAAGTGGTGTTACAGGTTCTGTGTTTAGACAGACTCCATCTGTTAAAACAGTAGAATTATTCTTGAGAAATTTAAATCCAGACGAAAAAGAACAAAATACCCAAAAGATTTTACCTAATATGTTAGCGAGTACTTTTGCATTTACTTCTCCATCTTTGCTTGGTAAACCAAGAAGTTCTGGTCTTGCGGAAAGTTCTCAATTTGCTTCTGAAATAGAACCTTCTAGAGAAAATATAAACATTGGTGGAACTTTCTTAGAAGCACATATGAATTTAAGCAGAAATGGTGTCTTAGGTTTGGGTCTCGCACAAAGTGAATTCTACAAATCTGAAATAGGATTATTTGGAGAAAACTTAGCCTATAGAAAAACAATTTCTGAGCCCGGAACTTTTGTTGCTTATTTAGAATCTGCAATAAACTTCCCCTCTCTTAGAATAGGAACAGGTTTAGAAACTTCTATGGCTGCTGATGAAAGAATCAAACATCAAAAAGTAAGAAGTTTCTTGATTGACAATGCTTATTTAGTTCAAGTTTATGGTGATAATGGTGGTGATGCAAATATGTATTGGAAGATGTTTAACAGACCAAGAAAAAACAGTTTTATACTTACAGAGAGCGAAGATAATGTTTTAACTAACGCAAACTTTGACAAACCATTCAAGCTGCCAAATGACATCTACAGAGACGAATTAAGAATCTTAGGTGAATATATGATGGGTGCTATGGATGAAGTAAAAGAAGGTGGTGCTGGACAAAAGGTAGAAGATGTAAAAGCGTTAGTTCGTAATGCTACAACTAACGAAGAGGAAAATGGATACATCGAAGAATATTTCCAAAAAATGAACGAGAGGTTTGCAAAAGCAGAATCAGATTACAAAAAGGATTTTCTTGCGAATAGAGCAGCTGCAATTATTAGAACAATGAAAGATCGTAATCTTCTTACTGAAAACGATATGGTTATTCTTAATCAAGTTTCTCCTGTTACAGATTTGAAGAACGTTCTTGAGTCTGAACTTCAACCAAGATGGACTCCGAGTTATAAGGAAAAGCCTAATAGGTCCTATTTTGATTCAAAGAAATAATTTTGTAAATTTGAGTTATGGCACTAGAAATAAAAGTAGAAGTAATAAACCAGAAATCTGCAATAATAGTTTCAGAGGTGACTGGCGATTACAATGCGATTACAAATCCTACCGGGTGGTTTCCGAACATAACAAAAACGATAGCTTCTTATAATTCAGAGACTGATACTTTTACTTTAACCGATCACGGCTTCTTTAATGGACAAAAGGTAAAATTTGATTTGGTGAATGGTCAATCTCCTAGTTCAAATCTAGTAGATAATCAAGAAGTTTATATAGTGAGAGTGGATGCTAATTCATTTAAGTTATCTTCAACTTCTTCAGGAACATCAATAATAGATTTAAACCTCAAAAAGTTTTTACTATCTTTAAACAATACAACTGATGTAATCACAATACCCAATCACGGATTTGTAAATGGACAAAAACTAAAATACTTTGCCAAAGACGGGAGAGATATAACTGCATCTTTAACACAAGATACAGACGTTTACGTTGCAGCAATAACCACAAATACATTTCAAATAGCGAATTCTGTGGGCACTGTTTATGACTTGTTAAATCCTCAACAAACAATTGTTGTAGGAGGAGGTGGATCAAATGGAACTTGTACAACAACAACAATAACAAAAACTGATCACGGATATAGAAACGGGGCCAAGTTATCAATTACAAATACTAACGGTCCGATTATGTTTTATCCAGGGTTTATACTAAATTCTAACAATATTGTTTACGTAATAAATCGTACACCAAACACTTTTCAGATTTCATTAACACAAGGAGGAGGGGCTATAACCCCATTAGTTAATAGTGATAATTTTGGTGAGTCTGAGGTGATAACAATTAGTCCATTTGAAATTCAAGAGTATGAATTTGAAGTTACCGGAACGTATGGTATTTCCCCAATTGAGCAGAATAGAAACGAGATAACAGAAATACGATTGAGCATTTTGTCTCCAACAAACATTGCCTATTCTGATTTGGCCTATCCGAACTCTATTTTTGCTACAACATTTGCAACAAGTTCAGATAGGGCTTATGATATAGTTTCAGACATTTCATCTATTTTCCCCACAATAAAATTAGAAGACGGTGTTTGGAAGTATACCTTTACTTATACAATATCAGGAGTAACCTATGTTGTCATAAAGTGGGCGTTGCGTTTAAACGATTTGAACTATAGAATGGCTCAATTGGTATTTGGTGATTTAGATGGAAATACATACGAAGAAGTTAAGTTACAATATGACAGAATAATTCAAGCATTCGAGTGTGGAGAATATGTCTTGGCTAACGAACTCTATGTAGATATCGATCAATATTTCACAACTTGTTATCCAACAATCAAAGGGTGTAATTGCTAATGGTTTATACTGACTTATATAAATATCTAGGTACTTATCTTGCTGTAAGAAAGGCGATTGTTGATCTTGACACTAAGGTTCAAGCAGCTAAAAAATATGATCAGCCTTGTAGTTCTTATGAAGAAAAACAAAAGCGTGGTCTTTTTATTCTTTGGTGTTTAGAAAATATAGATCAGTACGAAGATAGCAATATAGACAAGGTAATAAGCATTGCCAATAGATTTTCTAGAAATTGTGAAACACAGACAATAACACAAGAAGAAATAGAAGAATTTATGTTGACCGATCTTGGTATTTCTTTGATTTATGCTTATGATGCCGAATTCTTAATAGACGAAAACTCTGCCTTCATACTCCAACAAAACGGAATGTTTATTGTTTTATGAGTAAAAAAAGAAAAAATATAAAAAACTTAGAGGAATACTCCACTCCTATACAGGAAGACTTACTTACTATTGTTGATTTTTCTGAAGAACAACAAGGCGAAAACAAAAAAATAAAATTGTCGACTTATAGTTCCTCTTTACAACCAAACGATGCTTCTAGTATTATCACTGGAACACTGGACAACAATAGGCTATCTTCCAATGTTACAAAATTAGGAAGGGGGGTAAATAGTTCAAACTCTCCTGTTTTACTTACTGCAAGTAGTAAATACCCAGCAATAAATGGAGAAAAAATAGAGAATATTAATATAGCAAATGTTACTAATTTGTCAACAAATATTAACCTAGAAGAAAATATTTCAAATAAAGTAACCGTAATAAATGATAATTCCGATATTTCTTATCCTAGTGAGGGAGCTGTAAAAACATATGTAGACAATGTCTTTGCTAACAAAGAGCCAAATTTACCACTATACCCAACCGATGGAAAATTTTATATCTTTGGTCGTGTTTCTGGTGGACAAGGATGGATAGAAAATACTAAATCTTTTTGGGGACTTGGAAACGTTCAAAACACAGATACCACAAATCCAAGTAATATAACTAGTGGAACACTTAACGGAGGAAGAATTTCTCCAGAAACCCCAAGAAGGATAAAGAATACACTTTTTTTGGATGATTTATATTTTTATTATCGATTTAATTCTGCTTTTGGAAATTATGGTTCAAATTTTAATAAAATTACACTAAAGGGTCAGAGTCAAATTAAAAAAATTATATATTTTTCTGTAGATACAACAAACCAAAGATTTATTTCAATAGATCACGGTATTACCAACAATGATACTTGTAAATATCATGCTGGTGGAAGTGCTTCTGCTAGTGTTCCTTCCTTTACAACAATAACAGGTATGAGCAATGGTGTAGCATATAAAGTCACCGTAATAGACAAAGACACTTTTGAGCTGTATACAATTGTTCCTCTTGGTCAAACGCCTGTAAAAATTGTTCCCACGACAACAGGAGCGTATAATCAATTTTTAGATTTTAATTATTTATCTGGTACTCCGATGACTTTGGAAGGTTACACTTCGTTTTATCTTAGTTATACAACATCATCATATACTAACCCGACCGTCACCGAGAATACGGTACAATTTGAATTGGAACATAATGCAAACGGATCGAGTTCATTATTACCTAGACCTGGTGATACTTTTTATATACACACATCGGTTCAAGGTCCAAACGGAATTGTTTCTCTTACTACCGGGGCCAATGTTAATTTGATTTTATCACATGAAGATAAAACAATTGCAGTAGGGGCAAGTTCTACCTTTACTTTTCCAGGAAATTATCCTAACGGAATTCAAGCAACGAACAATGGTAGAAGACACAGAACATATAAAGTTAGTTGCATTGAGGCAACAAGTTCATTGACAACTTATGTATTACACGGAAACATTAATAACGCAGCAGTTTAATTATGAGACTACTTTTTAAACCAAAAAGAATAAGTGAGTTTGAAGAGAAGGAAACGATTTCTCCAGACGATTTTTTTATTGTGTATGACGTTACAACAAATAAAACCTTTAAAATAAAATTTTCTAGTTTACAGGGGGACATTGAGGGACTAGATGCGTCTGCCTTGACTGAAGGTACTCTTAGTGATGCTCGATTGTCTAACCTTGTTACTTTGTTGGGAAATGTCACAAATGCAGCAAACGGAATATTGGTTTTAGATTCTCAAGGTAAGTACCCAGCGTTCAGCGGAGAAAACATAACCAACATCAGAATAGAAAACATTATCGATTTGGTAACACAGCTAGCAGCAAAAGAAAATTTATCAAATAAGGTAACAACAATAAACGGATCATCTAATGACGAGTACCCAAGCGAAGGGGCTGTAAAAAATTATGTGGATACTTTGGCCGGTACAAAACAAAACACCTTACCAAATTCGTCTATTGGATATTACCTTACACAAGACATTGACGGGTTTCTAGTTTTTAGTGCCCCAAACAAAAACAACATAGGATTAAGTAATGTTCCAAACGTAGATACCACAAATGCAAGCAATATAACTAGTGGAACACTTAATGTTAATAGACTACCATCGGAAATTGCTACAAAAACCAAAACAGTAAACACAATAACATCAAGTGGAAATCGTGCCTTAACAAGTAGCGATGTCGATACTTTTTTAGTTATTGCAAATAGTAGCGGTACGGTAAATATTCAATTACCTAGCAGCAGTAATTCCTTTTTACCGGGGCAAACTCTTATGATTTTTATAAATACTACCACTAACAATTCTTTTACAATCGAAGTCCCCTCTGGTGTTACTTTAAATTATTCATATGATAGTAGTAGTAACTCAATCACAAATACAACATTCAATCCATTCTCAGTTAGTCCTGCTACTGTTTTCCTAAATCCAGCGTTTACAGCATCCAACGCAAGAGGAAAGGCTTTAGAGTTGTATTGTGTTGGATCAAATGTTTATATGTTAGCTGGTGGTTTATCAAGTTCTACTTAAAATTTATTATAATGTTTACAAGAGAGCAAATTGAAAAGGCTGTAGAAGCCAAAGGTTATAGATACTTCGAGAACGGAGAGTATAACGTAAATATCATTGGTATTCGTAATAGTACGCCTGGAAAGAAAGTAACCAATATGTTTGACGATTGGTTGACTATTTCCTATAAAGAAAATGGTGTATGGAAATTTTTCTGTTGGTCCGCTACGACTGATCCAGGTAAAGCACCAATGCTTTTGGGTAATAAAGGAACAGGAACTGCTCGTGTGGTTCCAGGGCAATACTCTGGGTCTCACACGATTGGACTACATCAAGGTAAATACGAAGCACTTCGTCAAAAGGGACACATTAAACTTTATCGTGATGCGGATAAAGATTTAGAGTATGACGAGAATAAAATTACAGATTCATATGCTGATGGTATAAATATACATAAGGCAGGTCGTGATTCTACTTGGGTTGATCATTGGTCTCACGGATGCCAAGTGTTTAAGCGTGTTATGGATTTCGATGTATTTATGAAAATCTGTAAGCAAGCGGCAAAGATTCACGGAAACTCTTTTACCTATACTCTTATCGAAAGTAAAGATATAATTTAATGGCATTTGAAATTACCATACAAGAATTAACAAAACAGGCAAATGATTTATTAAGGTTGTTTCAAAGAACTCGTGACAAAAAATACAAGGACGAGGAAGTAAGAATCAGAAGAATTATTAGTGATCTTGGAAATATTGATTTAGGGGGAGGGTCGAGTGCTGCAACTTGGGGATCAATAACAGGAACATTATCAAGCCAAACCGATTTACAGAGTGCTTTAGACGCTAAACAAGCAACCATAACAGGAGCAGCAACAACCATTGACACCGAAAATTTAACAGCCTCAAGGGCGTTAGTTTCTGATGGAAGCGGTAAGGTTGCGGTTTCTTCAGTTACATCTACTGAATTAGGTTATGTAAGCGGAGTTACAAGTGCGGTTCAAACGCAAGTTGACACCAAGACAACTAAATTAATTACAACCAATCGTCAGACGGGAACAACTTATCCTCTCGTTTTGAGTGATGCTGATAAGTTAGTCGAAATGAATAATTCTAACCAAAATGAAATTGTTATACCTTTAAACTCATCTGTTGCATTTCCGATTGGGACTCAGATCCTAGTAGCTCAATACGGAAGTGGGCAGACTATAATAACACCAACTACTGGAGTTGATGTTCGCAGTAACGGAAATAAAAGAAAATTAAACACACGATACAGCGGTGCTACTTTAATAAAGATAGCGCAAAATGAATGGTATTGTTTTGGCGACTTGGTTTCGTAATCTATTTGGAGATATAGTAGCATGATATTAGCAACACACGGAATAATACAAAGTATAACAGCAGCCACTAGTGCTTACGTAGCCCAATACCAAGCGGTTTTAGACTATGCAACAACTCAAGGTTGGGGATTACCAACATTAGCACAAAGGTCTGTACAAAATACATTGATGACATCTTTTGTCAACTCTGGAATATTCTCTCAATTGGATACACTTTACGTTACGGCAACTAATGGTAGTCAGGAATTTTCGACAATAAATTGGATTAATCCCGGAGTAAATAATTTAATTCCTACTGGTTCACCTCCACCTTCGTTTACCTCTAACATCGGTTGGACGGCCAATGCTTCTGGTCAAGCTTTTATGAATACAGGTTTTGTATTTACAAACGCAGCCCCTCAAAAATTAAGAACAACAAACGCAACGGCTTTTGTTTGGGTTAGTACCGCAGTACTAGGAGCAACTATTCTTGGTAATTCTGGTAATCCAACTACTCTTAGAATTTTAAATGCCAACAACAACAATCAGCGTATGATGACAAACGCAAATACAAGTGTAACGATTGATTTTAGAGGTACAGGATTGAAAACAAGTTATAGTCTAGCTTCAAATTCTCAAAAGTATTACGACAACTTATCAGTTCGATCTACACAAAGTATACTAAGTGCCGCCCCAAATACAACAAACCCTGTAACATTATATAGATCTTTACTTACATATGGCTCTACTGGACTTGTTGCTCCTATCTTTGGGTTTGGTGCAAATATTGAAGCAAATCATTCAACTTTATTCAATTCTTTAGATTCATACATGACAAACAAATAATATGACTGTACTAATACCAAACGAACAACAATTTCAAGACCTCAACGGATACAAAAAGGGAATTTTTTGTTTAGAATTTGCTGTGGACGGATCAGGCAAACACTTTGCAGATTTGAGTATCTTGGAATATGAACCATTTAGGGAAATTTGGCCAAAGTTAAATGAACTTGAAAGAGGCGAATTCACCCCATTTCCACCATCGGAAGAAGAGGAAAACGAGTCGTAAGCCAATATTCTCTGACTTGTAAAAACAAAAAAATATTAGTAAATTTGAAAATATGCCAGATTCACTTATAATAAATTTACCAGCAATGGTCGCAACCGATTCTACTAATGATTTAATTATAATAGAAGATGTAAGTGAGACGGTTACTAAAAAAATAACCCCTTCTGGTTTAAAGACAGCAATGTCTTTAAATAACGTAAATAACACGAGTGATGCTGATAAACCAATATCAACAGCTACACAAAATGCATTAACTCAGAAACAAGGTAGCCTAACATTAACCACAACTGGATCAAGCGGTGCTGCAACGTTAGTTAATAATACTCTTAATATACCTCAATATAGCGGAGGTGGAGGCATATCTGATGGTGACAAAGGAGATATAACCGTATCAGGTAGCGGAGCAACTTGGACTATTGACAACGGTGTTGTAAGTAATGCTAAATTAGGCACAGGGATTGACGCTGCGAAATTGGCTAACGGCACGGTAAGTGATGTGGAGTTTCAATATTTGAACGGAGTAAACAACCCAATTCAAACACAAATAGATACTAAAATACAAAAATATAATACAACCTATCCAGCTGGTTCAAATAAAAACATTTTCAATCTTGTTGCGTTGAGTCAGGCTGAATATGAAGCTTTGACAAAAGATTCTAATACTTTATATTTTGTTATATGAAATTAGGATCAACTACTGTAAATAGCGTAAAGTTGGGCTCAACTCAAGTTCAAAAAGTTTACTTAGGAAGTACTGAAATTTGGACCAATGCTGCCCCTCCTCCGGCTTTTACTGGATTGGTTGATTTATTAAAAACGGCTAGTAATGCTGATTCTAGTGGTGCTTATTCATTAAATAAAACAAAAAGCACATATGCTGGTAATTGTATTGAAGTAAGAAGATCATCGGATAATACCACTACAAATATTGGTTTTGTTAATAATGTGATTGATACTGCGAGTTTACTTACATTTGCTGGATCAGGAGATGCATTTATTAGAACTTGGTATGATCAAAGTGGAAATTCTAGAAACTATACTCAAACGACCCCTGGAAGTCAGCCAAAAATAGTTAGTGCTGGAACACTTATTACTCAAAATTCAAAACCTGCCATTTCGTTTGATGGAATTGATGATTTTCTATCAGTATCAAATGCTGTTGTTCAAACTAGTTCTTTTACAAGTATTGCCATATTTAATCCTGTAGTAATAACAACTGCGGGTAGTACTATTAATAATGATGCTGTATGGAGCGATGGAACAAATACTACACTTGGTTTAAGAACAACTCTACCTTCGTTTACCCCTAACGTTATTCAATTTGATGGTTATGACCAAGACGATAGTGGTTTTGAAGTTACTAGATCAATTACTCCAAATACTCAAATATTATCTTTTTGTGGATACAATAATTTTAATGTTTATTTAAGTGTAAATGGAGGAACAATTGCTTCATCAGGAACAACTTTAGACTTAAATTTTCAAAGCCCTATAAGTATTGCAAAATCAAATTCCTATTCGGAAATCAAAGTACAAGAATTAATTTTTTATAGATCCTATTTGGGATCTCATTTAAATACAATATCTAATTACAAAACTTCTTTTTATGGTTAAAAACATGAAACTACCTATAGACTTTGAACAATTTAAATCAGATCCAACAAAAGCAATAACGTTTTTGATGCTGATTGTTGTGAGCGTGCTATACATTAGAGCAGAACGTCAAAGTAAAGCCATTAATGATCGTTGTGAAAAGCGATTAGAGTTGTGCGAGGTGAAACTAGAGAGAATGTCTAAAATGTTAAAAACACAAGACTCTCTTTGTTCTGCGTTGATTACCGAAATATCAATTTATAAAAACCTAGGTAAAATATGAAATATCTTTTGTCACTGGGCGTTTTAATTTTAATTATGGCCCTTACGATTGAACCAACAATTGAAGATGATGTTGAAAAAGAAATTCAACATAGTGAGGAACTTGCGGATAGTGCCTCTGTTGTTCTTGAGGAAATACACAAACTCAACGACAGTTTAATGATTCAAAAGTATTTTTATGAGAATAAGTGAAATTTTTAAAGGTGATAAAGGTGAGTTTAGCAGTAAAAGGTTTGTTGGTATCGTTGGGGCTTTGGTTCTTTTTGGTAGCTTGGTTTATTATAACACTCCGCAACTCGTGGAAGCGGTGGAGTTCATAACCATTTTTTCATTAGGGTATACAGTAATTGATAAATACACCAATGGCAAAAAAGGATCCTAGATTAGAAAGAGCTGGGGTCTCAGGTTTTAACAAACCCAAGGCAACCCCCGGACATCCCAAGAAGAGTCACATTGTAGTGGCTAAGGAAGGTGAAAAAATTAAGACGATACGTTTTGGGCAGCAGAATGTAAAGACCAACCAGACGGTAGGACAGAGAGAAGCGTTTGAGTCTCGTCACGCAAAGAATATAGCAAAAGGCAAGATGTCTGCTGCGTATTGGGCCTCAAAAACTAAATGGGCTCCAAGCAAGACTGCATCTCCAAGTAAAAAATGGAAGAAAGGAAGTTAATATGCCACTAGGAAAAAATATATCCAAGAACATTAGCGAACTCACTAAAAAGAACAAAGAGTACGCTAAACCAGGTGGAAGAACTCCTCGTAGTAAGAAGCAGATTCTTGCTATTGCTATAAGTGCTTCTAAAAGAAAGAAAAAATAATTATATTTACATTATAATGGCAATCAAAAAAGTAACAAAGAAAAAAGGCCCTGGAGACCCTCCGGGTGCTGCTTTTCGTGCTCCAGGTTTTAATCCTAGCAGTCCCAAGCAAAATAGATTTGCTACCGAGAGAAATTATAATTACAGAGATGCACAGAGAAGAGGTGCAGAGGGCGGTGCTTTGAGTAAAGAAATGAACGCAAAGAGAAAAGAATTTGGTAATATGTACCAAAGCGGTCAGATTAAAACTAAGCAAGAACTTAGAGATTCTGTTGAAACAACAGTTCGTCCCGGAACACCTAAAAAAGATATAAAGTATCTAAGTAAAAATGCCTCTGGTAAAAATACTGGTGCTGCTGTAAAAAGAAATATAAAGGCAACCGGAAGAAAAGTGAAAACAGCAATGACGAAAAAACCAAACTGCTCACCTAGAGGCGGTAGTGGTTCATGTAAAGCAGGGGAAAATAAAACTCTAGGGGGTAAATTTTAAAAATAATTATATTTGAATATGTTATACGGAAAAAAAACCAGCGGTAAGATGATGTCTAAGGCTGGAAAAAAAGATGACCCAATTAATGGTGCTAGCTTGAAGAAAACGCCTATTGCAAAGCCAAACCAAAAAGAGGTTAATGCTAAGATGAAAAATGCTAGCAAGTCAATGGCTGATGCTAAAGCTAAAAAAATAGCAGCAGAAGATAAGGCCTTAAGGAGAAACAAGAGAGCAGCAGCAGTAACAGTCGGATCAATGGTTACCGGTGCTACAGCTATGCTTAGAGAAAGCAAAAGACTGGCAAGAGAAAGAAAGTCAAAATAATTATATTTGTATATGATGTACGGAAAAAAAGCTAGCGGTAAGGCGATGCCTAAGGCTGGTAAGATGATGGAAAAGCCAATGGCTAAAGCTATGATGGCTAAGAAAATGATGGCTAAGAAAACAGCCAAGAAGAAGTAATGAGCGTAGCCAAGAAAACCAATCCTTCTCTTTGGGAGAAAGCCAAGTCACAAGCCAAGGCCAAGATGGGTGGAAAGCATTCCGCTCGTGCCATGCAATTGGCTACAAAAATCTACAAGGAGAAGGGTGGTGGCTACTCTGGTGCAAAATCATCAGACAACAAATTAAAGAAGTGGGGGGATCAGAAATGGAGAACCTCAGATGGATCTAAATCCGAAGGTAAGAAAAGGTACTTACCAGATAAGGCGTGGAGTAGTTTGTCTAGCGGTGAGAAAGCAGCGACAAATAGAGCAAAGGCAAAAGGTAATGCTGCCGGAAAGCAGTTTGTGGCTCAACCAAAGTCGATAGCAAAAAAAGTTGCTAAATTTCGTAAGTAATATGGCAAAGAATAAGATCGTTGGTAAGAATAAAAGAGCTAGTTCAAACAAAGCTACGGGTAGAGACTATACTACTCAGAAAGAATATAACAACCGACCCAATCAGGTTGCCAAACGTGTTGAGTTAAATCGTGAAGCACGTCAAAGAAAAATTTATGGTAAGCGTCATTCTAATGGCGTTGACCTAAGTCACACAAAGTCAGGCAGTATGGTGCTTGAAAAGAGTTCTGCAAATCGTGCTCGTAACGGCAGAAACGGAAAATCAACTAAAAAATAATTATGTCTAAGAAAAAATCAATGATGGAATACATGAAAGAGCGTGCAAACCCTCCAATCAATCCATCGGTGTACAAAAATGTAGCTAGCGGTTACAAACAACCTAAATTTGACTCTTATGCATTTGGTTCTGGAGGTATTAAACAATCAGAAGTTGGCGGTGGAGTTTCTATGAAAATTGGCAAAAGAGGTTCTGTTTCCGCTTCTGGTTTTAGAGGTAAAGATGAGTATGGAAAATTTTCTAATTACGAAATAAAGGGTGGGATATCTATACCGATAAATCGGTCAAAGAAAAAGAAAAATTAATTTGCTTTTTCATTGGGGCTCAGATTATATTTGTAGCCCTTATGAAAAATTTAATAGCACAAGCACACGGAACAGCCAAAGAAAAAGGCTTTTGGGACACAGAGAGAAATGTGTCAGAAATGTTGATGTTAATTGTATCTGAATTAGCAGAAGCACAAGAAGCTTTACGCAAAGATTATCGTTGCGATTCAATTGCAGCAAATGAATTACGCAGAGATTTAGAATTGGATTCTAGTGATGAAGAATTTTTACTTCATACGTTAGAATGGAAGCACAAATTTGAAGAGGCTGTAAAATCTTCTTTTGAAGACGAAGTAGCAGACGTTGCTATTCGTCTATTTGATTTGTGCGGAGGTTTGGGTATTGACCTTGAGAAGCACATAGAGTTGAAAATGAAGTACAATTCATTGCGTGGCTACAAACACGGAAAGAAATTTTAATTATGGAAGTAAATCACGAAATTCTATCGGACATCGTTGTATGGAGTAAATATGCTAAATACATCGATAGTAAATTTAGAAGAGAAACTTGGGAAGAATTAGTGACTCGCAACATGGAGATGCACATTCGTAAGTTTCCAAATTTAGAAACATTAATCAGAACAAATTATGAATTGGTATTTGAAAAGAAAGTTCTCCCTTCAATGCGGTCTCTGCAATTTAGTGGTAAGCCCATTGAAGTTAATAATGCTCGTCTTTTTAACTGTAGTTATCTTCACATTGATGATTATAGGGCCTTTAATGAGACTATGTTCCTCTTGCTTTCAGGAACTGGAGTTGGTTATAGCGTCAGCCGTAACCACATTAACAAACTTCCTGCAATATCTAAACCTACGAAACAAAGGAGGTTCTTAATTCCCGATAATATCGAGGGATGGGCCGATGCTGTAAAGGTATTGATGAAGTCTTACTTCGGTCTCAGTTCTTGGAAACCCAACTTTGATTTCCGTTCTATCCGTGCAAAAGGAGAGAGACTAATCACAAGTGGTGGTGTTGCTCCAGGTCCTGAGCCATTGAAACTTTGTCTGGCACACCTAGAAGCAATCCTTGAACGTAAGAAAGACGGAGAACAACTATCATCATTGGAGTGCCACGATATTCTATGTCACATTGCAAATGCAGTTTTGGCTGGAGGTATTCGCAGATCAGCAATGATTGCTTTGTTCGATTACGATGACGAGGATATGCTTACTTGCAAATCTGGAAAATGGTATGAAACAAACCCACAGCGAGGTAGAGCAAATAACTCTGTAAAGATTTTACGCAATGGTGCTGTATCCAAAGGTATGTTCTTGGATCTTTGGAAGAAAGTAGAACTTAGCAATGCCGGAGAGCCTGGATTCTTGTTTACAAACGACCTAGAACTCGGAACAAATCCTTGTGCAGAAATCAGTTTGAACTCATTCCAATTCTGTAATCTAGTAGAAATCAATGCGTCAGACATAGTTGATCAATTTGATTTAGAACAGAGAGCAGAGAGTGCCGCATTCATTGGAACACTACAAGCATCTTATACAGATTTCCATTATCTGAGACCCGAATGGAAAGAAGTAACTGAACGTGAGGCTTTGTTGGGTGTTAGTATGACCGGAATAGCGTCCGGAGTTGTTCTTAACCTTGATTTGTCAGAAGCAGCAGAGGCGGCCGTTCGCACGAATAAATTCGTAGCAAATACCATCGGAATTAATGAGTCAGCGAGAATCACAACGATTAAGCCATCGGGAACTGCATCGATTGTTCTTGGATGCTCTTCTGGAGTACATCCTTGGCACTCTGAGTACTACATTCGTAGAATGCGTGTAGGTAAGAGTGAAGCGTTGTACACTTATCTATATATCAATCATCTAGACTTATTAGAAGATAGCGTTTCTGATTCAAGAGAAGCCTATGTTTCTGTTCCTATTGCTGCTCCTAAAGGTGCTTTGACAAGGGGCTCAGAATCAGCAATTGAATTCTTAGACAGGGTAAAGTTACTCCACGAGAAATGGATTAAGCCTGGTCACATCTATGGTGAGAATACACACAACGTATCTGCTACCGTTACTATGAAACCAAACGATTGGGGAATGGTGGGCGAATGGTTGTGGGAAAATCAGAATCACTACAATGGTCTCTCCTTTATGCCACAAGATTTAGGATCTTATCAGCAGACTCCTTTTGAGGAAATCGATGAGGCTAAGTACTTAGAATTATCAAAGTCTTTAAAGGGAATCAATGTCGCAAATATTGTCGAAACCAACGACAACACAAACTTGGCAGGTGAAGCAGCGTGTGCTGGTGGAGCTTGCGAGATTTCATAAGGCGATTCGGAAAAAATCCGAAAAATTGTAACAAATTTAACATATATTTGTTACGTTGTTTTTTCATTTTCCATTCTGATTTGTTTAGGTAAAGTTGAGGTCGCATTTTGTGGCCTCAATTTTTTTGTAACAATATTGCAAGGTTTAACCTTATATTTGCACTATGAATAAAACAAAAAAAACAGCATTAACACTTTTGTTCTTCTATGTATTAATACTTGTTCTTGCAGTTTCTTGCAGAAGCCCACAAAGAAGACACGCTTGTTTAGTTAATCACTATGGTGTAGAACTTTGCAGCACAGATACCGTAGTCATAAGAGATACGATTATCAAGCAGATAAAAGTTCCAGTTCCTGAGTATAGGGATTCATTTATTTTCAAACACGATACCACTTACGAAACAAAAAAAGTTGTTGTGTATAAAAAAGGAGATCGTATTTTTTTACGAGTAAAACCAGATACAATACAACTCAGAGATACAATACCTTTTGAAGTAAAAGTTCCAGGTCCAGTCATTACCAAAGAACATTTTAATTGGTGGTATCTAGTAGTGTCTTGCCTTATAGGAATGATTCTCGTCTATAGGTTTAGAAATTGAAATTCAATCAAAAATCGTTTGATGATAATGATGCCGTAGGTAAGGAATTACTTATGGCATTTTTGCGTTCTGTTGGTCACAATATTTCGGAGAATTGTGACATCTATGGTATTGATTTCTTTTCGGAACGCAATGGTATTAAATACTATTGGGAGGTAGAAATGAAGTCTAGGAGACAATGGACTACTCGTGAAGACTTCCCTTTTGAATCGGTCTCATTCCTACAACGTAAGGAGAAATGGAAAGAAACTCCCTTTTGGTATGTGATTATCTGCAAGGAAACTAATGCTGCAATCTTTTGCAAATCGAATATTATATTCAACGAAAATTATAAGGAAAAGGTTAGAATTTTCACTCAAGATCGTAAAGGATTTGATAATTTCTATCGAGTACCCAAAGAATTATGTATATTTGTGCCACCTAATGAATTTAAAAAATGAGTTTTGACGTAGTAAACAAACCAAAGCATTACAATCAAGGAAGTGTAGAATGTCTAGAAGCAATTGAGGCATCTATGACCAAAGAGCAATTTGTAGGATACCTCAAAGGAAACATTCAAAAATACTTGTGGAGATTTGAACACAAGAATGGAATAGAAGATCTGAAGAAAGCAGAATTCTATTTGAATAAATTAATCATATCATACCAAAGAGAATGAAACTCTATTGGACATATAGCAAGAAAAATTTAAGAGTTGGTGATGTTCACTCGCACGAAAAAGGTAAGGTAAAATTTACCTCTGAGAAGTATCATGTTGGTGGGCTTGAAAGAACTCCTCTTTTTACCCATTGCATTTGTCCAAATGGAAATCTTTACGTTCTAGATTATTGTCCCGGAAATGAAATACATTTGGCTCTTATTGGAGGGCTTGATGATGACCATAAGTTTAAGAATACTGCCACTAGAGAGCAGTTATTTACTCTAGGGAATATTTGCAGATTTTACTTATCTTTGGGAGAACCAATCACAGAAGGTGATTTATCAAATTTTGATTTAGAATTATGGCTAAAAGCAATAAACAAATAATTGAACAAGAAGTTATCGAACTTCAGAAATTAATTTCTTGGTGTGAGTATTACTCAGCAGTAGGAAACCCAATCGAAGCAAACAAAACACAAAAAGAAATTGAAGACCAAAAGCGAAAAATTAACGAGCTTAGAGAAACTCTCGGAGTACCTAAAAGCAAATAATATTTCTGAGGCCGAAGCCATCGAGAAACTCCAGGTTCAAGGTTTTGATCCTGCGAAAGACTTTTATGCTACTCTAGTCTCAGCATCTAAACAATTGATGCAGAAGGTCCGGGATGAAATGCTCGACCTCGATGACCCATATCAGAAGGGTCTATTTCAATTACTCCAAGCAGGAGATAAAATTAATAAGAGTTTGAAATTAGCGAAACTAGAAGCCTACCCCGAAGATGATAACATAGAGGACGAAGGTGGATTCTTGGATCGTGTATCACAAAGGAAATGAAGGCATCCAAATTTGAATACGAAAAATGGTTTTCGAAACATGGTCTAAACCCGAACGCAACCCAAAAGGAGAAAGAACTTTGGTGGGGAAAGGAGAAAGAGTATTGGGTAGAGGGTCGTTTTGGTTTGGTTGGGCCTCACTACTACGCTCTGACCCAAGGGTTCGTAAAAGACGCCAGAGGTTTCAAAAAAAGACCGTTTTGGCGAGATATAGATGATTTAATCTATAACGGATACCTAGAAGCAAGACGAACCAATCACGATTTGTTTATAACAAAGAGGCGTGAGGTAGGTTTGTCGTTTATATTTGGGGGAATTATTCCGATGTGGATTGCAATGACCAATCCAGGATCAACATCCTTGATTACATCGGCAGACAAGAAACGTCTTGAAGCATTATTTAAAGATAAACTTCGTGTAGTATATGATGAATTTGATGATTACGCTCGGCCTGGTATTGTATCAACTAGACAAGAAGGTTATTTACACCTTGGGCGAAGAGATACAAAGACAGGTCGTGTTACTGGTTTGGACTCTCAAATCATTACTAAGGAGACCGTAGATACTCCAACAGCATTTGAGGCGTATCGTGCAATGCACGTTTTTATAGACGAGTGTATGCTCCATCCCAAGGCAGATAAGGTTTACAAATCTGCTCAGGCAAGTACCAAGTCGGGCTTCGTAAAGGTTGCTCCAATTGTCATTGGAGGAAGTGCCGGGGAGGCTACTTCAATTGGCCAGAAATTAGCCAAAACTTTGTGGGAAAATGCCGAAGAATTAAAGATACTCACCCTCTTTCTCCCTGGTAATCAAGGGATTATGGAAGCACCCGAATTAGACAAAAATGGGAAAGAAACTGGCAAAATTCTGAACTTTTGCCCTAATGGTCACAGCGATGAGAAAGCTGCAACTGAGTGGATTATGAAGACAAGGGAGACGCTAGATAAGCTAGAAGATAAGTCTTACCTCAATTCATTTATCAAGCAGTACCCATTGGAAATCAATGAGGTGTTTTCTGTTGCTGGTCACGGAGCATTTCCGAAACACATTATGACCAAGTTGGATAACCAAGAAAGGATTATCCTAAGCACTCGGCCTCCGATTGATCGTTCGTATTTAAATCTTGACTACGATGGAACAATCAAAAAGAAAGCAGACATAACCAGTCAGATGTTTTTCTTGGAAGAACCAAGAGATGGGCATACCTACATTGCAGGTATTGACCCTATTCCTTTTAACTCTAAAAATATGGGGGATGGGTCTAAACAAGGAATTGTAATTAAAGATATCGACACGAATCGATATGTAGCCCACTATGCAGAAAGGGACTCAGACCCAGATATAATTGTAAAGAATATGATACTTATGCAAGAGTATTATAACAACGCAATTGCAATGATTGAGATTAACCGTGGTGGTGTTGTAAAACAAAAGTATAAAGACGCTGGTAAACTGCATCTGTTGGCCAAGAAACCAATCTTCTTGGGTAAGGGATTTTTCAAGGACGATGACTCCATAGGATATTATAAAAACGATATCACCGCAGAGCGAGGCAATACTTATTTAATTGATTACCTTAATGCCTACTGCGATGATATTTGGTTTATTGATGTCATAACAGACTTGAAGAACTACTTGATTGAGAATACGGACTTAGCAGATGCTATGGTGGCTTGTGAGATAATGCACAAGAACATTGTAAAGAAGTCAGAGAAGAACAAACCACAAACTATTTTGTCAAAAGAAATACCAGTTTTAAAATTTGTAAATGGTAGATACATAAGAGTTTGGCAGAAAGTTAGGGTTGGTTAATTTCTAAATGTTCTAGCAATCTGTATATAATTTCAATAGTTTTTTCTGAAATCATATTGGACTCAAATTCACAAGGAACTCTGTACTTCTTTTTAGTATGAAATGTTTTCAAAAGAATATCACCATTCTCATACCATAAATCAAAGGGAGATTTAAGACTAGGTACAATTACGTTAGTTGCGTTAATTGTGAAGTTATTTGCAAACCTCAATCTCCTAATCAATAAATCTTCCCTTAGACTTATAAGTACTCTTCTTAAGTCAATATTTGAACTAGGTATTCCAATATTTAAAAGAGCGTTTTCTGCGATGGTTCTATCGTCTCGATCAGTTTTCTGCATTCGTTCAAGAAAAATGATTTGTTCAAGTTTTTCTTGTCGTACAAATCTGCTTGGTTGTACGGCATTGTTTGATAGCCCTCTAATAATTGATGCTCTCTTCCATCTTTGTTTATTTTCCAACTTGTACCTCCTTTATTAACAGGTAAGAATCTGTATATTTTTCCAAAATGTAAACGTTTTTGCTTATCCCCATCCAAGTAAACAAACTCGGAATGCCAACCTTTTGTGGCTCGATAACGCCCACAGAAATCAAAGATGTTCTCGTGGTTGTTCAATGTTTCCTCAAGTGGTGTACCATTCACAAAATAATTTCTTACAGCGATAGGAACAACCATAAATGAGTTATCCTTATGCCAATCTTTCTTAGTTTCAAACACACCTTTTTCTTTTACCTTACCATCTTCCGTAACAGCAATATAGTTGTTTACATCTCGGATAATCATTTTTGCATAATCTGCATATTCCAATGTCAATTTGGTCTCAGCTTCCCAATTCTTACAAACTTCAAGAATCTGTTGTTCATTCTTGCGTGGGACACTTACAGTAACACCATCAGTATTCACTTGGAGAAGTTCTGCCCCAGCATTTACCAATCGTTCTACAAGCATAGAGATGAACAATTGCCCATTGACGGTAATACCATAGAAAACAAACGGATCGTAGAAGCAAGACACATCAGAGCCAGTCTTACCGAACATTCCGTTCAGAGCCAACTTGAGTGCATCACTTGTTAACTTATCTCCTTCTTGTTGTGCTTTAACCCTCTCTTGGAAAATGTCAGAGTATACCTTGACGAATACATCTTGCTTCATCTGACGAGGATGCAAACGATTCTGAATGAATAGGTTCGGATAGTATGACTTCACATCAATATCTAGAATTTTATAGGTTTTACTAGAAGTATATACTCCGGGTGCTACACATCCGTGTATACCACCAACACCATAATCCAATCTCATCCCTCCAAATCTCACAGAGAAACTGAAACTTTTCTTCTGCTGGGCGATTCTCTGGACCCTGATGTTATTGTCCCGGAACTTATCCATCAAATCATTACTGCTTATTCCTGTGTTAAGCCCTTCGATAAACTTTTTCAGAAATGTAGAAGATGAAGTTGTTTCCTTCATCAAGGTCAATAACTTATTAAAATGGGATGTCTCAAACTTTACGTTCGGAAGAATTATTTTTTCCAAAGGTACATCCGCTCGTTTACCTCTGATTTCTGTCAATTGTCTTACCGGTATTCGCATTGCTTCTGATAAATATTTCAAAAAGATAGACTCACCGATAACCACATCACTCTTGTTTAGCACTTTAAGGTTGTATTTCTTGCCGATTCTCTTGCGTAATTCAACTTTATCGTGGCACAGCTCATAAAAGTATGCAGTAAACTCAACATCATTTTTGTTGTATTCAATTACTTTTTCAAGAGTAATTTTATCAATCTTAGTGGTGTGATCAAACGGCATATCCATTACATTTTTCCAACCACAAGAAACTTCCAATGCCTTTAGAGATGTATTCCTACTCTTGTTATCGTAGTGATTCAGTAGATACAAATCTAATTGGGCGATTTCTTGTGGTACATACATTCTCTTTTCTTGAGAAATAATGTTTTGTGCGTAAGCATAAATCTGTTGTGCTGTATGAATTTCATCTTCCATAATTGCACGGACAATGGGCCAGTCAAAGTTGACATTGTTAAAGCCAACCATTCCAACTTTCTTATCTTTTAAATCTCTCAGATATATTTGGAACGCATCCAAATCTGAGCCAATACTCTCATCACCAATTACAAAGATATCTATCTCTTTGGTGTCAACATCCATACCTGTATAGGTAAAGCAATTGCTAAATGTTTCTATGTCGTATACTATAATCATTTTACTGTATATGTTAAATCTGGAACATATTTTAAACCTTCGGTTGTAATTAATTCTAAATAGTTATAATTACCTACTTCTATCCAACCTTTAGATACAATAGGTATAATTTTTTCATTATGTACAATGTATTTGTTTTTCAGCTTAGAGAAATAAATCGGATTGAGGTTGAATTCCACTACCTCTTCCCCACGCTTCTGATGAGCTAAACAAATCATTTTCATTAGTTTCCAAGTCATTCTTGATGGTTATTAAACTTCTAAACTTATCGTCCTCTGAATACTGACCACTCGCTCGGTCAAATTCGTAATCTACTCGCCCAAGTTTTCCTCGGAAGTGCCACTTGATTTTTTGGATGTGAACCTCGACCGGATCTTTCTGACCATTTTGGAATGAACGATGGACTGCCAAACCCCAATCAGGCACATTAAAAAAATGATGAGATCCACTAATATCGTAAAGCCTAGGAACATTATACCCAGCGGATGTTCTATCCATTTTTCTAGGATGGGCAACCAAAACGACCAATACATTATTTTTTACAGCAAATTTCTTCAAAGTTCGTAATAAAATACCAATCTTTTCATTTGAACTATCCTCAGTTGAGTCATTTTCGATGTAGTTAAAAGGATCGAGTAGTAGACAATCAATACCGTGGCGTTTGATTAGGGTCTCACCCAATCTTAATAGGTTACCCAAGGTATAGTCCTCCAAGGTTTCTACATTGTAGAACCAAAAATGATTACTGATTATTTGTACTGAATGCTCAATCTCAACCGAGTTCATCGCACTTAATGGTTTACCCAATAACTGCTCAGACATACGAGTAATCTTCAAAGGTGCTATGTTCTCTGGAGAGAATACACCGAACTTCCAATTCTTCAGATAGGCAAGGCGTATAAACATATAGTCTAACCACGTTGACTTACCTGAGCCAGGGATACCTGTGACTACACCTAACTCCCCACGATTCCAAGAGATATGCTCATCGGTCTCAGACATTCCTACAAGCGATCCCACCGGATATCCATCCTTGTGATACGATTGGATGGTAGAGAGATGATCTAATGCAGAAGAGATTTCTGAAATAGGTAAAGGCTTGGCATTCTCAAACAGACGAGTGATAAAGTCTTGGCCGTATCTCTTTAGACAATCGTTAGCATCCTTCTCATTCTCAGGGAATTCGATGATACGAATATCAGCAGATGTAAACCTACGAGCTAAGTCTTCCTTTAGTTTTCTTCCAGGCTCATCGTTATCTGTAGCAAGATAGATTACCTTCTGGTCAAATAGTTCATAAGTAGAATCCAACCAATCAAGGTTATTGTTGTTGCGACTAGCACCATTCGGAACAGAAACTGCTCTGAGACCCGATTGATGCCAGACCATAGTTTCTTCTTCGCCTTCGCATATAATAGCATAATGACTATCCTTGATTGCATCGATATTATATGGAATCTTTCTTGCGTCCTTGACCATCTTGAACTTCTTGTCAGCGGTCTTGAATTTGATATTGATGAGTTCTCCATCTAAAAAATAATTGAAACAAATTACACGATGTTCTTTCTGATCTTGAGGCATCCATTCCCTTGACTCTGCGATACCAAAGTATTCAACAGTCTCCTTGGAGATTTTTCTTTTCTCAAAGTATTCATAGATGCCTTCAGTTTGAATTGGTTGCTTAGGTTCGGGTCTCACATACTGATTAACCGAACCACTCCAACCGCAATGGTGACACTTCCAAACTCCGGTGTCTATATTAACACCAAGAGATGGGTCACTCTTCTTCTTACGTTGATGTGAACACTTAGGACATAGTGTTTTAACTTCTCCACTCCATCTGTCCCGGAGATCGATTCCTAGTTTTACTAATTTATCTGCATTCATAATGTATTCCACTTATTGACTACCAACCTTCTTTGCTTTTCCTTCGCTGCTCTTTTCTTTCTGAACGATGGATTCAACATCTTTTTATTATAAGACTCTTTTGCTTCATCACGAACACATTGTTTACATTTTTTATTGAGCTGATCAGCATTGAATCTGTGGTAGTAAAATTCATCAGTTGGTTTTGTCTGACAACATTTCTTGCAAGTTTTCTCCATATTTATCTTCTATCCATTTAACTGCCTCATTAAAACTTTCTTCTGTGGTAATTACATTACCCTCTGGTGAGTATACTCTAAATTCATTTTTGTTGTTGACGATTGCTTTTACAATTCGCTCAGGGTAAGTTACAATCAGCAGAGCACCATTCTCCTCAATTCGTGTTATGTATCTGACTATCTTACCTATCCAAGCTTGATAAACATAACCCATTGTCATACCCTCTGAAATATACGGCCCACCACTTGGATCAACAAAGGTATATCTTATTTTTTCTAAATCCTCATTAGAGTTGAATCCAAATCTATAGTAAGTACCACCTTGCATCATATACTCATTCTCATTCAATTGAGTAAATGTAATTACATCGTTGTATCTATTTTTATATTGTATCTGCATCCCACTCCCCTCTTTTGATTGTTAATAATAGACTTACAAATGAATCCGATGTATAGAACTTAACTTGATAATCGAATATAGTACCATACCATTCTTCTCCGTTATCAGAGTCATCGTTAGATAACATAAATTGTATATCACCAATTTTAAAAACAAAGTAGTGGTACACATGGTCGCATCCAGATGCCTCAGTTGTTACGGTTTTTCTTGCAAATCCGAATGCCTTCGTGATTGCTAGTACTTCTTTTAGTGTCATAATTATTTAGTTGTTTTAAAATGTTTTCTTGAAATTCATTAAAGTCTACCATAGTGTCTGGATAACAAACACTTTGTGCTTTAGGGTTGTGTTCACAAATACTTTCTTTGATTACTCTTAATTCTATAACTGCCATATGTTTCTTTTTACACATTAACGCATTGATTTAATCTTGCTAATATAATCTAAATCAGATGCATAAACACCATCTATTTTTTTCAAGTAATGATCTTGAATATGAATATAGCATTTGATATTGTCTTCGTACTTATCGTATGTAGCATACACACCATGCTTACCTGTTACATACTTACACTTGTGATGCACAATACCAAACATATTCTTGGCGTTCTTTCCTACATTACTCTTACCAAGATTTGATTCCAATCTTGCTTGTGCCACCGCTACGTTGGGTAAAACGCATCCGTTCTCGTGCAAACATTTAACAATACCTTCTTCGGACAATTCAATATCTTGTACAAGATTCTGTACATCAGGATGTACAACCTTGTAGATTATTTTAATTGTTTCAGGTTTGAGTAAGTACAATGTAATTACCGTAATGGTAGTTACAATAGCTAAATAGGATATCCATTTGTAGTTGTTCCGAACTGGAACAAGTTCAAGTTGTTCGTTTAATTTAAATTGTTTCATATTATTAACAAGTCAATATAAAAATAAATACTTAAGATGCACATTATAATTGTAATCAGAAGACATAGCAATCCTACAATATCAAATTGTCTTTTTCGAAATTCCACGTTTTGATTGCTGCCTTCCATGACTTCATTTTATTTTTACCAATCATCCAATTCTTAGCCTCATAGAAGTTCCAAAACTTATCTGCTTGTTGCTGATGATTACGTACCTTCTGATTACGCAACTCGTTAGTAACTTCTTGTAATGTTGGAGGAGTGAATCGTTTACTCTGAGACCCTTTGATTTTATCCAAGGTTTCTACTACAGAATCATTGGTTCTCCATCTTGGTTCTATCTGATCCAAGATGTACTCGAAGAGATCAACTATTTCTTTGCTCATATCAGTTCAAGTATATTGGATTGTTTAACACCTTCTGAATTGTACTTGCGTAGAACTTACCACCCTTGTGTCCCTTGATATCTTTCGAGTTAAGAGTTTTAGCAATGGTGTGCATCGACATACCTTGCTCACGATACACAAATATCTGACTTACTATTTCGTAAGTGTTTGGGTCTCGAACTAACTGACCTTCCTCATTCTTAAATCCAAGGGGAGGATAAGGACAATAGACTTTCTTATTCTTCTTAAGGGTAGACTTAACTGAACGAGTATGTTCTCCGGTGATATCAGATTGGTATTCTGCAAAGACACCCATAAGATTACGCATAGCCTTACCAGAGGATCCGCTGATGTTTGGCTCTTCGATAGAGTAGAACTTAACCTTACTCTTCTCTAGTTCATCAAGACAATTTAAATAATCCCGGAGATTACGAGCAAAACGATTAGAGTGCCATACTACTAATGCCTGATATTTTCCATTACGAATAGCCTCAAACATATCTTGGAAGCCTGGACGATTCGTATTTTTTCCACTATAACCTTCATCTATGAAGATTTTTTCCAAATTAAGTTTCTTGTCTTTACAATAATTCTTGATACGTTCGATTTGATTATCGATTGATTTACCTTTCTCTGCTTGTGTATCAGTTGATACACGGACATAACCTACTGTTTTCATTTCTTGATTGCTTTATTAATTAAGTTGTTTACTAATTGACTGATTGTGATATTGTTTCTTAAAAGATACTTGTGCATACCATCGATTAATGGTATCAGCATATTTAATTCTAGGGTTTTTATATTGTCTTTTTGCTTATAATGTTTTCTTGCTATTTTATCGAGTGAAACTTCTAAATAATTTAACGCATCGGTCTCAGAATCAAACTGACCGACAAAGAAATTGTACTTGTCTTGATCGACTTGTGCTTTAATCTTTCTTATATTTTTTGACATAGATTACCTCTGGATGTTTACCCATAACTACTTTGGTTACATTGCATAACCAAACCAATTTTACTTTCTTGGAGTTAGTTGTATACGTAGCACCCCAAGGGTCTCCGATAAATTTCTTCAGGACAATATCAGATTCCATACGTTGAGCTGAAAAGTCTAAAGTAACTCTTTCAGTATTGTCAGATAATACATCTAACATCTTGTCTGCTCCAGCGACCATAAGTAAGTCTGCTTTCTGTCCACCATTGGCAATGTATTGAGGGAAATCAATGTACCATCTGCCATCTTCTTTGTAAAAATCATAATTGTAAATCATAGTTCTTTTGCTATTTGTTGTTTGTTGTCGTAATAATAAAGTGTTTCTAATCCTAATTCTTTTTTAATAATTCTAAGATGCTGAAGTGTGGGAAAGGATAACTCCCAACTTACTTCGGCAAATGTATCCAAGGCATATATATCCAAGAATGCATTGTATTTGTACCTTGAAAAGATTTCATAAGGACAATCTGTTTCTGCGGTGATGATAAGATTGGTCATCAACTCTTTGATGTCGTTGTTTTGAATATCGTATTGTTTACCATAACTCAATGGATAACTATAGCGATGAGAGTTTACGGACATAGTATAAGGGTTGAAACAAATCACACCTTGATTAATCAGTTTGTTTATAATGTCTATGCTATTCATATTGATGATGTTACTATTTCCTTACATAGTGCGTAGGGGATTTGTGATCGTAAGTAAGAACCCTTGAGTCCTTGAGTTCCGGTACGACTACCACGAGGTGCTGATACGTGACAAGTATCTCCATTCTTACAAGCAACACGAGGAGTCCAATCGTAGTTGTTGGTCCAGATATCTGTAGGTTTCATACGTATATCTCCGTAAGAACAATACGTAACAGTATGGCGAACGTGTGGAATACTATCCCATATTTTCATCTTACGCATCATACCACGAGGGTTTTCGATGTACCAAATAAGATTGGGATTCTTTTCTTTAAACCATTCGATGATACCTATTGTCTTTTGTAGGATTTGCAAACCAACGTATGCATCGTGAGTCTTTGGGTCTCGGCTATCCTTATCCCAATGCTTACCTATAGAGGCAACAGAGAATGTAGTACACGGAGGAGATGCCCATATCACATCCGGGACAAAGGGAACTTTATCAGCATCAAACTTGTTAATGTCTACAGCATAGTCAATGCCGTCAAATTCTTGCCAATCAGAGGAGAACACCTCGTGTCCTAACTCATCACATACCTTACCGATGGATCGGCTACCTGCGAATAATTCTAATACTTTCATTTGTTACCTCGGTTTATTTTGTATATAATATAAGCAAGTGCAATTATTATAGCATTTTCAAACCCAGAAGACCGATTAACAATTTCAATAATCATTGCAATAATTATAACCCAATAAAT